CGTAGGCACTTTCGTTAGCGTCCCAGTCGTATTCCCATTCAGGTTCGTCATCGCCTGATGATGCATTAGGTACGCACATTTCAAATTCAATGCCCATAAGCATGCCTTCTGCTTCTGGACTATTGGCAAATTTTTCAAGGCTGGTTGGACTCATTGATACTTCATCAATGATCTCTGCTTCTCGTAGGGCTTTTTTAATTTGACTGTAACGCATGATTAACTTTTAACAAATTCCTGTCTTTATGTATTTATCTTACCACTCAGATCCAGTTATTCTACGATTGTGTTCTAGGATCGTAGCAATCTCTGGGCGTAGATCTCTACTGTCTACTTTCCTAGCACGACCCCAATTTCTAAAGTCATCTGCGGAGTGATGATGCACTGTAGCACCCTCACTGATTTTAGTTTTGATTTGATCTTTACGTTTAATCCCAGCTTCACTAAAGTCAGCCCAACCATAGTAAAATATCACCAGATCATTAAATGATTTTTCGTGTCCATTCCAATGACGCCCACCTGTATAGGTTACAGGATAGTTGTGTATGCTACGACTCATGCGACTCATTATTGGTCCATGTCTAGGAGCACCAGTATTAGCAAAGTCATCATAGCCCCAATAGCGTTGTTGGTGTAGGGGATGTCTGTGATCTAATAGCGTTTGTCCTTGTTCAGGATTTTCCATGTCAACAAACACATAGTTGCCAATAAAATACTGTGTTGGGTCAGGTAAGTCACGCAAATGGTCAGTGTTACCATATAAGAACTCTGTGACATTTAATGCCATGCGCCAACCACCTAGAACCTTTTCTATGTTCATTACTTCTTGATCAATAGGTCCACTGTCAAAAAATTTATTACGAGTGTAACGTAATTCCCAATTAGGGCATATCTCTCTGATGATTTCCATACTGCGATCAGTGCTATGATAGTCAATCATAATACCATGATCAAAGATACGTTTATGATGTTCTAGCCACCAGGGTAATAGATGTTCTTCGTTATAGAAATGGCAAATTACTGTTTTCATTGTTTTTACTTTCTAAATAGTTGCTCACTTTTGGCATCCCTCCAGGCCAGCAGCCGGCCACACCTAACAGTCCTAAGGCAGGGTGTTCTTTACTTCTTAATTATTTCCGCTGAACTAATATCAACAGGGCCTTCAATCCAATATTCGTCTATTTCTTCCGGCTCGTATTCCCACGCATTTGGATCGTACTCACTGTGTGTCATCCCCATTGTTTTTAGATATGTTCTATTACCAGCAATGGGATATATGTTATTAGACAGTTTGCTCGCGTCAATTCTAATTAATGTATCACCAGTCCATCTGCCAATATGTGCTTCATCTGTAAAACTATTGCCTGGAACTAACCTATCAACAGCATCAATATAGTGAGCATACTTACGTTTAACCGGCAGCTTGCCTGCATCAATATACTTCTGGAATTGTTGACCGTTCACCCATTTATATAGATAACGCGGTATATGGGAGTCTTCTTTTAAGAATTCGTTTGCTCTCATGATAAGATCACAGTAAAACAATAGCCCATGACCAAGCAACAAGTCCAACTACTATGGTCAGGGGTAAGTTTTCAAATGTAAAATATTCTCTCATAGATATCCTACCCACGCAGGACCTTTGTATCCTTGTGGGTTTGCTTTGAAGTGCTGTATAGTTCTATGCCAGCCTTCTATTAGGTAGTATTGATGACGACCTTTCATTAACACAATAGGCTCTGGACTAATGCCACGTTGTTGTATCATTGCGGCCTGTTGAGCATGACGTTCGTCGTCTTTTGGTACATTATAAGGATTTTGAATAGTATCTGTACCTACCCCACGTGCTATTAATTGTTTTCTGGTTTCTGGATGAAACATCTTAAACGTAATAGGCATGTCATTAATCAACTCCCAACGTTTAACTTTGTAGTCTTTCTTAATGCCAGCGATCCAATCTTCTAACTCTGCAGAATCAGTTATACCTTTGGCATTTTTATACAGTAGATCATTTACCACATACGGTGGCCATGTAGGAAACTGTTGCTGTAGATAATCCTGCAACTTGTTTCTTAGTTCGTTAATAACTTGTTCATCTAAGCTCAATTCCTGATCAAACTTTTGATTTTTGGCTTTGTATAGTTTATCCATGTAACCTTTGTTACGCAGGATTTTAAATGCTAGATTTTCTGTACTAAACTCACCGTTAGCATCTAAACCAGCTTGACGCATTGTTTTAATTTTGTCTTTTAGTCTGTCTAGGTCTTCTACACTACCTGATTTAACTGCGCGATTGACCTGGGTCATTAGGTCACGGGCTTTGGCATTAACAGCACGGTCATCTATAGTAGGCTCTTCGTGTTTAGGCACACTTACCCATTTATCATCTAAGATATCGTATGTGCCTGAGCTGACGTTTTTAGCATCAACGTCTTCTACATAAAGTTCTACTTCATAGCCTTTGATAGTAATGTCATGTTCGTCGTTCCATATCTTTTTCTTGGCCATGTAAAACTGTTCTGTGATATCACAGCCTAGATCAGCATAGTTGGTAACTAGGTGTAGATCAAAGTCACTGTAGGGAGTATAGTTATAGTTAGCTAGACTACCACGTAATAAGATACCTGATAGTTTAAAGTCGGGTACTTCTAAGTATTCAATAAAACGATGTGCTATTTCTAATAGCCTATAGCGCACGTCAATACGAAGTTTATAACCTTTGCCAAATACATCATCCCATACTTCTGGATTTAATTCTTCATGGTAAGCAATGTTACCTTTGACTAGATCTTTTGCTCTCATATATGATCCATGTTTACAAACTGACGGAACCAAGCACCTGTACCTGGAAGTGGTGCAGATTCTGGTAATACTAACTGATCTTTAGCAAATGATTCGCGTGCATCTGCTGTTAGTTGGTCGTAGTCTTGACGACCTTTGATTTTTTTAATAATACTTTCAACGCTGGCTAAGTCTGCTGGAACTCCGTCTACTAGGCGTGCAGCAATTTCTTTAGGATCTTGTGTAATAACTTCATTGGTAGCACGATCAACTAGGCCGTATTTTTGACTCCATTTTAGTCCCTGAGCTTTAGCAATACTGCTGAGTAAAATATGGCGATGTAGTCCTTTGTATGGGCTACCTTCTGGGCTACCAGTTAGACTAAATTTCTGCCAACTAGGCTCGCCAAACATAAAATCAGTTTGTACATAACCGTTAGCTGCATCACCTAGGATAGGTGTCTTTAAATGCACACTATCGCCTGTTTTTCTGATGTCTTTTGGGTCAATTCCCTTCTTAATCAGCTGATTTATTAACGTTTCTTTTGAGATTTTACTAACATCTACACCTAGGTCTAGATCACCTGAAGTTTCTTTGTAACCTGTACTGCCTAGCATATTGTCTACTAGATTCAGTCCAGTTAGCTTCTCTAACCATTGTACTGTTGGAACCACATTGTTGCGAGTGATACGAATAGTTGCGGGTTGACCCTTTTCGTCTTTAAAAACATTACCGCCTTCATATAAATTAATAGCCATATGCGTGTGCTAGTCCTTTTGCTACTACGTCTAAACTGTCTTCATCTGCTTGATACTTAATGCCAATACCACCACGGGCACGCCAAGCAACAATGTTAGTGCCGCGATCATCAATTAAGATATTTGGGCTACCATCTGGGTTTACTGCATGACGTTCTTTTTGCCCTGTGATAACAACGTCACTGGGTTGTGGGCTTAGATGTTTAGCGATCCATACACGTTTCCATTTACTGCTATTCTCGTGATCCCCACGTAAAGGACTTGAACAGATGTTATAGTGTGGTACGTAACTCAATACTAGTTGTATTAAGTTTGGCGCTGTGCTAAACATAGGCAAGCGAGCAAAGAAATCAGTGCCAATCATTTTGTCTAGGGTAGGATCAGCTTTAGCTGGTGGTATATCTCTGTAGCTACCGCTAGTAACCCCAGCTAGTTTTGCATATTCTGCAAAAAAGTCTGCAAGGACTCCATCCATGTCTAGGTAAATTTTAGTGTTGTCTGTTGCTCTAATTAGGTCTTTTGCTTGCATGATGTAGTATTTATCGTGATTTAAGATACAAGCATTATACACGAATTTGGTAAAAAAGTCAATAAAAAACCACCCTTGCGAGTGGTTGTTTGTTAAGTTATGTTAAACTTGTAAGGCCGCGTTCCGTGGAATTAACATCTTGTTAATCTTGGTGTTTGCGCCAAAGAATGAGCTAATACTAGCTTCTACTTTTGTAGGATCAAATTCTTTACAGCTAAACACATCAATGTAGATATGCTGTGTGCTGTCAATAAAATGTGCTACAATACTGCTGGTTACAATGATCTGTATAGCAGTGTAGCCTTCTTTATCAGGCATGCCAACACCAGTCATAGTCACAATAGGATCACCTACTGCGGTCATATCAATAGCGGTCAGCAATGATGATAACCAAGACTTGATGTTGTCTGCACTTTGAATTTTATCTAGATCACATCCACTGCAATCAAAGATTCCATGAAAGCCCCAAGGCACCACTGATTGTGGTGCTGGAACCTGTACTTGGACGGTATCTACCATAATTGAAAATCCTTTTAAATTTGATTACTGTGGTAAGTTAAATTTGATACCTGTAGCCGCTTCAATGTTAGCCACTGTAGTTGCATACTTAGGTAAGTCTGCTACTGGTAGTGCTGCGTTTGGCATTAACCATGCTGTAACTTTTTTGCTTTTCTTTTCGTATACAATTTTGTATAAACGTGTAGGAATACCTAAACCGCTACCAATCTTTTGATAACCTTGATCCCAAATACCACCACTGATAACATAGTAGTCTGTGTTTGGTGTTAGAGCCCATTGACGTTCAAATGTTTCTGCTTGTTTCCAAATACCACGGTTGTTGTTAGCTACTTGTGGAACCATATTTGACAAGTTAAAACTTTCACTCATGATAGCATCACTTTGTGTGTTGTTACCTGCTGGAGCCATATGACCACGATCATGTGTTTTACCAACAATAGCATAATCTGCTAGGCTAGCTGAACATGCTGGTGTTACACTTGTGTCTGGGTGGAAATTGTCCTTGCGTTTTGCTGGACCACTAATTGCTGCTGGTGTTAAATGCTCAAATACTGCTTCTGGTGCTTTAACATCGCAACGATGAATAACAGCGTAGTTCATGTGACATAGTTCTTGGTCACCTGGTTTAGCTGTGTATGTTGGTAATGCTACTTCAAACTGACTACAATCTTTAAGGCCAGCAAATGCTGACATTGATGTTGCTAATAATGCTACTGCTACTAATAGTTTTTTCATTGAACTTTCCTTTATTAATAAATTAAAAATACTGCGCCTGGTGCTCCTGTAGAACCAGGACCAACAGCACCACTGCCTATGTTGTCATAGCCTGTACCAGGTACACCGTAGGTATATCCTGTTTGGTATGTACCATAATATGGCCATCCCCAATTCCAGTAACCACCCCAACCCCAACCATAATTATAGTAACCATACCCATAGTAACCATTATTATAGTATGCATTGCCATAATAGCCGTTCCAGTACCCATTATAGTAGCCGTTCCAGCCCCAGCCGCCCCAGCCCCACCACCAGTAGTAGTAAGAATAAACAGCTTGCCCACTGGTACCTGCGGCACCAGTTAAGTTTGTATCGCCACCTGTGGCTGTACCACCACTACCACCAGCATCTGTTCCGCCAGTTTGGCTAGCACCTGCTCCGCCACCGTGTGCAATTATAGTACTATTAAAACTACTGTCCTGTCCTGTGGCACTAGTTCCTGCACCAACTACTGCGGTATAGGTTGCACCTGGGGTAACTGTTAGATACTTTTCTGCATATCCACCTGCGCCACCAGCACCACCTGTTCCTGCTCCGCCTGCACCATATACTCTGGCTTTAACACGAATAATATCCGCTGGACAGATCCAACTATAAGTGCCCTGTGTAGTATATTGTACACTACGTTTGTCGTTAATTACAGTAGTACTTAGTAGTGGATTCCAAGCACCATTATTTTTTATATAAATTTGAGAGATACTTTGCCATTGGCCATTTACTTTTTGCCAAGCATTGGTAATTTGATTCCACGCACCAGTTACTTTATTCCAAAGCTGGAATCTACGTGTCAACACCAATATAGCATACCCACCATATCCAGCATTACCATATGGTGCAGTTGGCGCATAAGTGGTTGTACGGCCACCTGCAAATTCTCCTGATCCTGGCAGTTTAGTATCGCCTAGTTGAAGTCCGCCGCTACCGCCTGGAGCACCTCCCTGGTCATCGCCTGTGGCAGTGCCGCCAAGGCCTCCAAATACACCACCGCCTCCTCCGCCGCCACCAGCTGATCCATAAGCACCTGCTGCGCCTTGTGTGGTTGAATTTAGTTGTGGGAAGTTCTGCGGATTTCTAGTATCCCATAGTTCTGAACTGTCTGGATTTAAAATCTGTGCTGCAATACCTGCTGGGCCACCTTGGTTAGTGATACTTAATGTTATAGTATGATTGCCTGCGGTAACTGCGTGTGTAGTAGTTCCAGTTGTGGTAAAATCGCTATAACTTATTATCAATGTTGAATCTAAAGTTAGACTACCATAGTTGTCTGTTGATAGATTAAATGTATATGTGCCTGATGTAGGGAAATTTACAATAGTAGTATAGACATTAGTAGTAACATCTTGACTACCACCAGTCCAAATAGCATAGCTATTCATAAAACTATTCCAAGCCCAGCTTAGTGATACTGGATACCACCCAGTGGCACTTGCCTGCACTCCGCCAGGTAATCCCGCTCCACCGGCGCCACCATCGTCTCCGTTACCACCACCACCACCGCCACCAGCGGCTACAGCTACAGGTATTCCGTTAACTTCTACTACGGTAGCTCCACCACCACCACCACCTGCGCCCATGTCTGCATCTTCGTCGCCACTACCGCCGCCTGAACCGCCGGCATAGCTAAAACCAATACTACTACCGCCACCTGCGCCTGCACTTTGCCCACTAGCAGCCGCACCCTGTAGGCCAACGCCAATTTCAACAATATCGCCTGGATTGATAGTAACCAGAGATTTAACATATCCACCACCGCCACCAACTCCGCCAGTGCCGTCACCACCACCTGCTCCCCAGCAATGTACTTCTACATTAGCTTGGAATCCTTTGGGCATAGTAAACGCCTTTGGGCCTGGTGTGCTTGATATATAATAATACTGTAATGATGCCATTAGTCTGAGTCCTTAGCTGATTTGGCTAGTTTGGCCGCAAGTTGATGTACTTGTGTACTGTATTCTTCACCTGCTTTATTTCTAAGATGTTTTAAAAATTCAAAATACTTGTGCTTGTGTTCTTTTGGATTATCTAAGGACAATCCTATTAGGTTGCGTGCTGTGATAATGTCACCAAAATCTACATGTTCATTTTCATTGGTGATATAGTTACTTGTGGCTAGGTCTTCCCACATGCCCTGACCTGTGTGATAGGTACTGTTGCTACCACCCGACCATTCACCACCATTTTCGTGCCATTGCCCGTTGCCTGTGTGATAGGTATTGTCCTGGTTAGTCCACTGGTCTTCAGCTACAGGGGTCTTGCTTTTAAGCGGGCGAGGAACTGGGACTATACAATCTTTAAACTCATTGGTTTGAGATTGTTTACGTTTAGTTTCAAAGAAAAATTCTGTAATCAGCATAAGAGTATTTATCATGATTTAACACTTGACAACTTTAGATTTTGAGTGTATAATAGACGTATTATTAACCATTAGGTGAACCCAACAATGACTACATTCAACAAACAGTTAACCAACATTATTTCAGATCCGTTTGACGGGCCATTTGAAGGTGAAGATTTTTGGATTGACGATGATGGTACTATTCAAGTAGCAGAAAACAATGTTCGAGTAGCTGCTATGATCATGCGTAAAGCTAATTCAAGTGGCGTATTTGATCAACGATTAGTTAAGATTGGTGCTCAAGGTGACAGTATTCTACTAGGGTTTGACACTCTAGCTGATGTTGCTCCAGTATACACTGCTAAGATTGGATTTAAAGGTGATATGCTAGCAGAAGTCAAAGCAGACCTAACTGGTAAGTTCTGCTTGTACATCAATGGTAAACGCGGTGCTAAACTGTTTAATAAACTAGCAAGTGTAAAATCAGCAATTAAAAAGCTAGACAAGGAACTGCAATCAGCTGGGCAAGAACCAGAAGACCTAGATGACTAAGTCTTAGGTTGTTGTTTGGCCTGTTGTTGCTGTTGTTGTAGCTGTGTTTGCTTGGCCTGTGTTGATAGATTTTTAAACTGTTGTGCAACCTTTGGGTCAGTGCCAGCAGTTTTCATCACATCCATCATAGGTTTAAGTTTAGTCATATCCTGTTGATTAACCTGTTTACCTTGGCTAACATCATCTAGTGCTTTGGCAATATCTTTTGGCTGTGCTGTGATTCCTGCAGCAGATTTAAGAGTGTTTAATGCAATAGCAGTCTGTGCCGCTGTTTTAGGATCTTGTTCAGCTTGTTGATCTGTAGGTTGATTGGCTGGATTAACAGAACCAGTAGACTGTGGATTAGCCATTGGCACAATGTCTTCTTCTACTTCATCTTTCCAGATTGAATGTTTGAATGGACTTTTGTAGTCTTTGGCTAATTTTTTTGCAATCTCTGCATTTTTCTTTTCGTGAGCAGCACGTTCTTCTGGAGTTTGATCTAAGAAACGTTGCCAACTGTCACGATCCTTTAATTTCTTATCAATTACTTTATGTCCGCTACTTTCTTTAATAGCCTTGGTTACAAAGCCCATTTTATAGTAGTCACGTTCACCTGGTGTTAACTGTGAACGATATCTTTTAGCACAAGCAAGGGCTTCTTCTTTAGTGTCAAATACCTTGTATGGTTTGCTGTTATCACTACCAACGCTACCACCTTTGGCAAACACACCGTATTTTACAGTAGATGTAGCTTCATCTAAGTCTTCACCTGGGAATTTATGTCCACGACCACGAACAACGTATTCGCCAGCGTGTGCGGCTTTTTCAGCTTCACTAGCTTTCCAACTACGTAGATGTTTTAATCTACTGGTCATTTTAGGATCGTTTTTGTATTTTTCTAAAGTTTTGTCCCAGTCACTTTGTTGTTCTGCGTGACGAGCATTGGCCGCATCAGCACCCCAACCTTCATTTTTAGGTTTCTTATGAGCTTTCTTCATTGAAATAGCAATAGCCGCTTGCTGTGCTGGATTGATTGCTTCACTTAGTGCTGAACGCATTTCTGCTTTGGTTTTTTTGTATTTTTTAAGAAATTCTTCGTCAGATAGTTCTTTGAGGTCAATGGCAACGTCTTTAACACGACCTTCTGTGACTTGTTGTTCTTCACTGCCTACTTCGTAATATGTACTACTGTGTCCATTTCTGGCAGCGTTACTTGCGGCTTTGTTTAAGTTGTCAACTAGACTCTTAATGTTCTTAGGTGCCATGTTGATTTTGTAACGACCACGTTCGTGTTCGTATGATTTGCCTGTTTCTAATGTGTAGCCAAAATAGTCTAGCAATTCTGGAATAGTACCTGATGTTGAACGTGTTCTATCTTCGCCACCAAAACTACTGCGGCGCACAATGTTTACAGTATAAACACGATCAGCAACACCTTCTTCTAAGTCGTCGTCATCTTGACCTAAATGTTTGCCAAAATCTTTAGCTAGATCTTTAGTAAATTTTTTAGTATCTTTTACAGGTTTACCTTGAACAGCTTTTTGTCCTGGCTCTAAATCCTGTGATCCCCATGGTTTGTAATCTTCTTGATCTCCATGTTCATTTACGCTAACTTCTTTATAACGTTTACTTGGTTTACCGTGTTTAGTATATTCACGTTCCGGGCGACTGCCTTTGCGACTTGGACGTTTAGGTTCTACACCTAGGTCATCTTCCATAAACTGTGCATAGGCTTCTGCTAGTTCTTCTTCAACGGTTTTGGCCTTAGGACCTTTGCTTAGGTCTTTTAGAATACTTTCGTCATATTCTTCTGCACCACCGCCTACCATTTTGTTACCTGGTGTTGCTGAGTCTGTGCCTTTCCAATAGCCTGTAAACTTAGGGCCTGTAGGCGCCTTTTCGGCACCCTTCATAGACTCTTTGCCTTCTAGTCTAGTAATTGATTCTAAAAGTTTTTTCATGTCCATAATTAGTTACCTTTAAGTGTTGCACGTAAGAACCAAGCGTGTTTAGCAAATGCATCTTGACGATCTGCTAGGAAGTTGCTTAGGCCGTGATGCCCAAGACTTTCAGCTTCAACAAACAACACTTTCATAATTTCTTGCATTTTTTCAGCATCGCCCAATAATTCTGCTACCATAGCCTGTGGATCTAAAACTGCTAGTTCATCATCAACTGCGGTCAATGATGAAAAACGTTCTAGGCTTGCTGGAGTATAGGCTTTGATCTTACGGATATTTTCTGCAAAATCATCCACGGCACCGTAGACTTCGTTGTAGATTGTTTCAAACAACAAATGCAGTTGATAGAACTCTGGACCTTCCACGTTCCAGTGAAAGTTCTGTGCTTTGATAGCAAACGCATATTGGCTAGCAAAAGCAATCTTTAACTGCGTTGAAAACTTATCCATTATTTCTTTTTAGCCTTGCTTTTTTTAGGTTGTTGGTAAGTGCCACCAAACAAGCTACCTACTTGGCTACGTTTAGCCATGCCACCCATAGGAGTAGTAGCAATACCACCGCTTGATGTACCACCGCCACTGGCATCTTCTGATACTTGGTCTACTTTAGGATCAATACCTAATGATTTTTGACTGACAATATAATCACTAACACTAACCATCATACCCTTAACTGCGGCGATTTTTTCTTGGCACCATTCAGGTAGATTGTCATCGTGTTTGATGTGATTGGCCAAGTCTACTAATGAACGCATGATAGTTACAAGGTTGTTTTCTACCATACCTGCTTCATCATTGTATTCTTTGCTGTCAAATTCTTCTTTAATAAATTCTGATGGTTTCATAATAATTTCCTAATATAGTGTATTTATTCTATAATAAAACTTAGTTGAGTCTTCGCACCACCCCAATCTGGTTTAGGCCAATTGTTTACTTTGAAATTACGTAGGCCAAATTGTGCTATAGACCTAGGTTCTAGGATAGGTTCTATTCTAACAGTATGTGATAGGTGTGGGGGAACATCAACTAGTATATTTTCTTCAATTACAGTGTCTATGTTCCAAATCCAAGTACGTTCTGTAATTAGATCATCATTGACATACAAGCGATAACGATTACGTTCATGATCAATCCATCTAGGCTGCAGTACCTGCACTTGTACACTCAGACTAACTTCTGCCATGATTAAACAGGTTTCTTGCCTTTGCCTACATTCTTACCAACTGGAATTTGTCGTGTTGGTGCACCTGGATTTTTGCGGCCTACTAGACCAAATGCTTTCATTTCTTTACCAAGTGTGTTAGGTTTTACATCTACTGTTAGACTGTTATTATATCTACGATCGCCACCTTTAACTACACCCACTCCACCTGCTTCAGCAATATTTTCAGTTAGACCCATACCAGCTCTAACTGCTTGGAATAGTGACTGTGCAAATTTACCTGCACCTGTGGCCTGTGAAAAAGCCTGCATATTATTGGCCATTGCGGCCGCACGTGCTTGACTAGCACTAACGCCTTCTACGCCTTCTGCACCGTCTTCACGTTCGCCACTTGATACAAAATCAATATTAGCAAATTTATAGTAGGTTTTCTTGCCTTCTACACCATTATAACTGGTGAGTAGTTTTTGGAATGCTTCTAGTCTATCACTACCCGCTACAAAGGTAACATGTGTGTATCCATGATCATATAAAAATCCAGCTATTTCTATGATAGTGCGTAACTCAGTTGTGCTAACATGGCCAGCATATTTAGGAAACATCTGTTTAATAAATTTGATTTTAGTATCGTAGTCTAGGGGATTGTCTTTGCGATCTTGTGTGTGACTAAGGAATATGTAATAGTCACCACCTTTACCAGCTTTTTGTGTGGTGGCCATTAGTTGAGCGTGACCAATGGTAGGCGGGTTCATGCGGCCAAAACAAAATGCTGCATGCTTGGGTTGTTTAGTTTCGTATAATTCAGTTAATAACATAGTAAATCCGTAGATGTTACTATATTTATCTTAGAGTTTCTCAAGTAACCAGATGTAAAACGGACTACTAAAATTAAGAATGTAAGTACCATTCCACCCTAGATTAACACAGCTATCTAAATGATCAATAGTTTGATTATTATATTGTTGGGGTTTGTCTAATTTGTATTCAGCAGTCCATAATAGATTGCCAAGGCTAATATCATCAATGGTAATGTCATCTATGTTCAGCAACATATCTTTAATGACTTCACCATTCTCAATTACAGTGTCATCATTGGTCTTGTTTTCTAAACGAATTTTAAGACTATGTGGGCCTTCACCAATTGTATGCTCAAACTTTATAAGGTGTTGAGCAGAATCAGGAATTTCACTCTGTATGACAATGTGATCATCAAGCCAAATAGAAAACTGAGGTCGTTTCTCCCAAAATGTACCACTAAGGGTTACTACGAAACTCAGTTTTTCTTCGGTCATTAGGCTGCTTGTTGTGCTTGTTTTGCAGCTATTTGGTCTGGAGTAATATCAGGCATTGTTGGTTTACCACCAGTTAACACACTTAGATCACCTGCAAACTCATAGTGACCACTGTGGTTTAGTAACACTTTAGCGTGAGCATAGATCTCACCACCTAGTTTAGCCCAACGACGACAGAATGTCCAATCTTCACTTAGATAGTGACCTTTTTCATCAATCTCACAGTCAAAGATAGCATACATGGTTGGCTCGTATTGTTTACCTAGACCCACATCATCCACGTATTTTGTTTCTGGATGTGCAGCACATAGTTTTTCATATACATGACGTTTGAACATCATAAAGCCTGTGCCCATTGTGTCTACTGGGAAAATATCATTTTGAATCATTGTACCAGGTTTAACGTTAATTACATAGCTAATTGGTAGTGCTTTCTTAGGATACAATCCACCAATAACATCTTTATCAGTGGCCAGCATCATAAAGATAGCTTCTGGTTGGAAGCGGATGTCTGCGTCAATGAACATAAAGTGTGTGGCCGCAGTGTTGGTCATCATCTTAGCCATCAAGTTGTTACGAGCACGTGTAACCAATGACTCATTAACCATAGTGTCTAATGACCATTGTAGGTTCATCTTACTTGCCATTAAGATAAAACGTAAGAAACTAGTAAAGCAAGGTTCTGTAATCATACCGCCATATGCTGGGATACCAAAGTGGACATGTACTTTACTAAAGTCAAATTGTCCAGATTGCGCTTGTGATTGTGCATTTGCTGCTGGAACATTAACCTGCATCATTTTAGGTGAGTTAGGTTTGATACGTTTTGATTGTTTGCTCATTGAAAATCTCTCTTTTAAATTGAATTATGCTACTGTTATTTCTACTAACGCACCTGCGCCAGCGAGTTCTGCTACTACTGCCTCTAGACTTGCTACAGTGTCACTGGTTAAGATTTCTGAAGCATCTTCGTCATTCTTTAGCAGTTTACTCACTGTGATTACTACGGTTTCTTCATGTAATTTTGCCACGATTATAATTCCTAAATAATATGCTATTATTTACCAGGGCAAAATTCACGGCTAAAATTATTATGCTACAATGTAGCCGTTTTCGTCAACGGTTTTGTTTTCTAATAGATCAAGTGCAGGCGGAATTACAATAAATTTAACAACATCTTCACTGTAATCAGCGGTAACTACACTACCAGATTCTATGTGCTCAAATAAGATTTTCTTACTTAGCGGTACTTTGATAAGTTCGTTAATCTTACGTGCTAGCGGGCGTGCGCCCATTGCAGGATCAAATCCAACTTCTGTTAAGTGATCTACTAGGGCTTCTGATGAACGAACTTTGATATTCTTTTCTTCTAGTAGGTCATTTAATTCATTTAAGAATTTGACAACAATTTTCTTCATAGCCAATTTATCAAGTTTACCAAACTTAACTACAGCATCAAGTCTGTTACGGAATTCTGGTTTAAAGAACTTCTTAGCCGCTTCGTCATCTGTGCCTTCTTTTTGCAATGATCTACCAAAACCAATAGCATTTTGTTCACCATCTGCAGCACCTAGATTTGAAGTAAGGATAAGGATACAGTGACGTGCATCTGCTTTCTTACCGTTAGATCCTGTAATGTAGCCCTCATCCATGATCTGTAACAATAAGTTACTGATATCTGGGTGTGCTTTTTCAATTTCATCTAACAAGATAATAGCATGTGGGTTACGTTCAATTTCACTGATCAATAAGCCACCACCTAGATTGCCGTCTTCATAGCCAACATAGCCTGGGGGAGCACCAATAAGTTTAGCCATAGCATGCTTCTCTTGATATTCACTCATATCAAAGCGTAAGAGTTTCATGCTCAACGATTCGCTGAGTAGTTTACATAGTTCTGTTTTACCAGTACCAGTTGGTCCTAGGAACAAGAAGTTACCTACAGGCTTGTTGTGTGATTTCATACCAGCTTTGGCAACATAGATCTTTTCTAATACTTGATCTACAGCACTATCTTGGCCGTATAGTTTGTCCTTGATTGTAGCTTCAAGGTTAACTAGACTTTCTGTGGCTTTTTCACTTAACAAATTCTCTTTAGGAATCTTAGTGGCTTTGCTGATAGTATCAACAATGTCTAGTTTAGTAACTACAAAGTCTGGATTTTGAATCTTAAGTTTAGCTGAACTCATGTCAATCAAATCAATGGCCTTGTCTGGCAAACGTTTGTCTGTTTGATAACGTACACTTAGATCCACTGCGGCTTCAATAGCATCATCTGTGATAACCCCGCCGTGGAATTTTTCAAAGTGTGTTCTTAATCCGTACAAGATATCTTTGGCCACAGCTGGCGTAGGTTCATCTACATTTAGTTTGTAGAATCTGCGCATTAGCGCACGATCTTTTTCAAACGATTGAGTATACTCTTCAAACGTAGTTGATGCAATAACTTTAATCTTGCCCTTGGCCAATGCTGGTTTAAGCATATTAGCAAAGTCTACTTGACTAGAGCCACCTGACCCAGCACCTTGCATTTGATGTGCTTCATCAATAAACAAGATTGAGTTGCCTTTTTGACCTAGGGCGTGTAGTACATCTTTGAGTTTTTCTTCAAACTCGCCACGATACTTACTACCAGCTAGTAAACTGCCAATTTCTAAGTTGAATACTGTGTAAGGTTTTAAATATTCTGGTACTTCACCATTGACAATCTTATATGCTAGGCCTTCTGCAATAGCAGTCTTGCCCACACCAGGATCACCAATCATAAGTACATTGGATTTATTACGACGTGCTAGAACCTGTGCAATTTCTTCTAATTCATAAGCACGACCAATTACGGGATCAATCTTACCTTCTACGACCTGTGCGTTTAAGTCTGTGCAGTATTCTGCTAGAATCTTATCAGCAAAGTCTTTCTTAGTACTTTCAACTTTCTTAGCACGATTAAAACGATCGCTGTTTTGTTCTGCAAAAAAGTCAATTAGTTGTTTGCGGTTAATACCCCATTTGAGCATAAAGTATGCTGCATGGCTATTAGGTTCTTGACTAATGCTCAAGAATAAATCAATAGGTTCCATTTGATCACGAGCACTAAACAAGACCTGTGTAAATGCACGATTAAACACACGCTCTAGGCTGTGTGTACGCATTGGGGTTAGATCTGGTTTAATTTCGTTGACTAGATGTGTTTGACGACCAATATAATCATATAAGTCGCGTAGAAGATTTTCTACATCAACACCATAGTCAGTGACTAACTTGTTAAAGTTTTTAGATTCTATTAAGGCAATTAATAGATGTTCTAGTGTAACATATTCATGTTTGTAGTCTTTGGCTAGAACACAGGCAGTGTTAATGATGTGTTCTATCTCAGGATTGTTTTGCATGTCAGCCAAGATTATGTCCTATATAAAAATATTTATTGAATGATGTTAATGTTTCTAAGCATGTTTAATTGTAGTTCAGATAATACTGGAGTCTTAACTACAACGTTAACAATCAAATCCCCACGATGTTGTGTGTTCATTTGATATAAGCCTTGACCTTGTAGGCCAAATTTAGTACCGTATTGACAGCCTTGTGGAATTTTAACTGCGTACTCTTTTCCATCAACGCCTTGGACAATTTTATCTACACCTAGCATAGCTTCTATGCTGTTTATTTCCAAATTAGCTACTAGGTTGATACCATGTATCTCAAAGCGACTGTCATTTTCTACGTTAATTATAACATATAAATCACCTCTTGTCAAGGTATCAAACATGTTATCACCCAATTGAGTGTACTTGATAGTAGTGCCATTGTTAATACCTCTAGGGATATCAACATCTACATTGTAACGATCGCCTTTGGTAGTCTGTACTGAGATTGTTTTCTTTTGTTGTTCTAAGGTGCTGGCTAGACTAATAGTCAATTGCACACGTAGATCTTTATTACGACGGGGTTGTTGATGTCTTTGAAATGGGTTATGTCCGCCAAATCCTTGGTTAAAAAACTGTTGGAATATGTCTTCTGGACCACCTCCACCAAAGTGGAATTCAAAATGACTGCCACCTGGATGCCCTTGGAATCCGTGCCCAAATGGATTTGGATTATCATGTTGAGCACGTTTTTGAGGATCGCTTAGGGTTTCATAAGCATTTTGTATTTCTTGGAATTTGGCTGTATCACCACCTTTGTCAGGGTGATGTTGGCCCGCAAGCCTGCGGTAAGCCTTTTTAATGTCTGAATCAGAAGCCCCTTTAGGCACTCCTAATATTTCATATGCGTTTGCCATATTATTATATTACAATAAAATTAAGGTTTTGTCAATATTATTTAGTTTTTACTTTTTTAGCTTTTTTAAGCTCTGACTCATACCACTCTTCTTCTTTAACATAGATATCTTGTGTATGATCATCTAGGTTACAGATTTCGTCACAGGCCTGTGGTATTGTAGCAAATCCACGTTTGGCCAGTACGCTGATGCCTGTGCGGCGATCAACTTTGTTGCCATCCCCATAGACCATACTACCATACGGGAATGTGATTAAATCAAATGTACCATCAAAGAATTTAGTACGTAGGTCAATCATTAATTCTCTGCAACCGTCAATACTCATAGTATCATGGAATACAATAACACCAGTTTCACTTAGTTGTGGGTAGATTGCATTAAAGTCATTTAAGATACCTTCATAGCTGTGACATCCATCAATGAATGCTAGATCAATACGTGGATGCTTTGACTTAATTAATTCATGAAACTCAGGAGTTTTGCTGTTGATCTTAGTGAGTTCAAAATTTACATGACCTTTTGATTTTAGGTAATCTTCACATTTTTCTTTGCTAGACCAATGTTCAAATTGATTGTTTAATCCATGTGTGTCCCATAGATCATAACCATATACAAATCCACCAACTGCCTTAGCACCTTCGCATAAGAAGTGTGTAGATTTAGCTTCAGCAACGCCTACCTCTACGATAACTTTACTTTGATTTAAATAGATTAGACTTTCTAATAGAGGTCCTTGCTCTTCGCCTTGTAACATTCCAAACTCCTGATTGATAAAAAAAGGTAAACTATATGTTATTATAGCTTACCTTTTATTTAATGTCAACTAATGTCTAGTTTATTTTTTTACGCGACGTAGTGGACGATCTGGGTCTGTTGGATCTACTGCTGGTGCAGCTGCTGGTGCATCACTAACTACACTGTTGTCTACTGGAGCAGGACCAGTGTCTACTGGAGCAGGTGTTGGTGTTGTTGGTGCTGGAACCACTGGAGCAGGTGTTGGATCTGCTACAGGTGCTGCTGGCTGAGCCCATGTTTGTTGTGGAGTAATGCCTTGTTGCGGCGGAGCACTAACCCATTGTGGCTCTGCTGAAGGACTTGCTACTGGGGTGCCTCCAAACCCTTCACTAAAAGGTTTTTCGTTCTCAATAGCCGCTACTTTTTCTTTACCACGTGTGTATGCTGAGATACCTAAAATAGTACCCATTGCCAAGTGATATAGGCCACCACCTTGTAAGGTCAACGGTGTCCAACTAGTAACTGCTTGTCCTGGATTGTAATACTGTAAAATGTTGAATAAAATTGGACCTAAGATAAAGTCAAACCAAATAGTAGCCATGTATGTCATAGCCATCATTGGGCGCCACTTGCTGGTCATAAAATCTTCTTTTGGTTTTTCTACTTTTGTTGTCATTGTCTAAGCTCCTAATGCTTGATTATAATAGTATTTATTGATTTTGGATTAAACTAGACCAGCGGCTACTTTTAATCCTTCTATTACTTGGTGTATCTGAGTTAATTTTGCCATGTCACCTGCGGCTTCTTCTACAGCGGCAGTGTGTTGTAAGTCTTCTAATAATTCTTTATATTCACTGGATGATAATTGTCCAGCATTGTGTTGTGCTTCTAATTCCTGTGCTTGTGCTATGGTACTCATCTTGGTTTCGCTCCTATAACATTTTGAATGGTTACTGCATTTTTCTCAATAGTACCAAATTTAAGAGTACAATAGCCAGAGCTTACAGGTTCTGTGCCGTGATATCTTTCATTTAGTCCTTTGACTATTTCAGCAAGTTCTGCGCCCATCTTGGTTGCTTCTTCATTATGCGGAATACTAGCTGAGTAATTTTTTAATTCTACTGATTTATAGTATAAGTTTTCTACTACAGGTACTACCTCTGGCGTGCCGCATTTAGCTGCACCTAGATTAGCCTGTGTACGAATGCTGTTGATTTGACTGTATTCATTGTTGTCAAACTTAGCCATAACAATAGCTTTGTAGATAGTAGTTTGTTGAATAGTAGCACAGCCAGTCAGTGATACAATAGCCAATGCAATTAGTAATTTTTTCATTTGACTTCCTCAAAAATTTGTTTCTGTGTTGCATACCATTCTTGCCATGCTTGATCTTTAGCATAACATTCTTTTGCCTTGGCATAGTTATCAACTGTATTTTCTAATAGGTCTGTGAGCTGTTTCTTGCCTTGTTCTAAGGGCAATAAACGATCACATGGTTTACTTAATGCCTCTGGAATTTGTGGAAAACTCATTTTGACCGGAATGCTAGTAGCACATCCAGTTAATGCCAGTATAGAGATTAATAATAGTTTGCGCATTATTTTGTCTCCGTTGGTGTTTTAGTTTTTGTAATACTGTAATTGTAAGCATCAATTGCTTCGTCAGATAAAGTGCATCCTGCATTAATTGTGTCTTTATTTCTGCGTATTGTTTCTTTAGCAGCATTGGCCTTGTCATGTATTTTAAGAATTTTAGTGACAATTTTAGTCTGCACTTGCGCATTAGCAGCATTAGATTTTTGTTCAGCGACTGCTATTTTGGCTTCTAGTTCTTTGACCTGCTCACGCATTTCTGCATCTACGCCAAACCCACCTTTGAGGTAAGCACCTACTACTAATAATGATATACCAATGGCTTCCAATGGGAATTTGTATTGTTTAATAAATGGAATAAATCCCATAAACAAACTGCCAACAGTAAGGCCGACGCCACCTAATAATATAACATTGATAACTAGTACTATTAGGCTGTCAGGGATAAAATGTAATAACCACATTATCCTAATAGTCCTTTGGCTTTTTCATAGTGTGCTTTGCGATCATCTAGGCCAATAGTACCACCATTGATCTTTTTAGTCATGTGTACAATATCATCTGCATCACAGATAGCATTTAACCCGTTGGTTTCCCAAAACCAACAGGCTGATTCAATTGCACCGTCAAGTGTTTCTAAGTCAGCAACACAGTCATCTAGGCTATAACCAACACTGGCAGCAAATTTGCTGTAGTTGTCATGACCTGTTAATTGGATAGCACCACGTCCACGGAATTTGTAACCATCACCTGATGATTCTGGACCATTGCCCATGCGGTTAGCATAGACTCGGTTAGCAATCTTTTCAGGATTACGTGCATATGGTTGAGCATCTGCTACAGTTGGGAAGTACTTATGGAATATCTTGTTAAGTCCTTCTGCTGAATAGTTTAGGTTTTCTTTTAATACTGTAAATCCGTTTGATTCATGTCCACATTGTGCTAGGAATCCTGCGGCACGATTAACAGTGTTGATTTCATATTTTTGAAATTGTTCTGTTAGGACCTCTGCAAGGTCTTGTGGATATTTGTACTGCGGGTAAAGTGATTTGATTAAGTCTGCTGTGATTTCCATTGTTGATTCCTTTCAATTATATTACTATTTAATGCCTGCGGCTACTCTTAAGCTCTCCGTGTATTCATTCTTAGGTGCTTTAGTTGTTACTGGTACTCCGGCTATGGCTTTCATACTGTCAAGTTCAGCATGGATGTCACCGTATTTCTTTTCATACTCTTCTGGAGTTAGTGGTACAATACTTTTTATAGTATCAACAGTCATAGGATGATCCTTGCTTGATTTTTGATATCTAACACGCCAATCTTCAATCTTTTGTTCTGTTAGGTTCATTAGATCTTCCATCATCTGCACTAGTTGTTCTGGAAGTTCTGCTGTACGTTCTACTTCAATGAACACCAGATAGTCACCACCTTCTTTTTCACCTGAGCTAACGTCTGCGTCTAATACGTAGTCATAGCCTTTTTCTACAAAACTAACCAAGTCAGCACTTGGCTCTTTGCCTGCAACTTTGAAACTGACTACAACAACGTCAGCATCACTGCCCATTTTACTTTTGTATTCGTCAATGTGCAGTTCGTTGTGAACTAGGCGTTTTAAATCGCCCATTTCAAGATTTTCTCTTAATAGTCTAGAATTGTGGTTCGGCATTTTGTGATTGTTCTTGTTGTTCGTCTTGATTAAATTGTGCTTGATCATCGCCTTCTTCATAGGCGTTGTTGATGTCTTCTAGGTCTAGGTTTTCACCTTCTAGTTCCAAACTACCCTGTTGAATTTCTTGCATGAGCTTTTTAGGCATTACAATTTTAACTAACCAAACAGGAGTTTTCTTTAGTTTAGGCATCTTAGTGCCTGGTTCAAAATCTTCTGGCTTTTCTACTTTCATAGGATATTCTAAAATATCTTTACTGTAGTATACTTCGCAGTCATAGTCTAGTAGACGTTCACCGCCGCGTGGATCTGGCATCATTTTATAAGGCCACATAAAAGTACAGGTTACAAAGTATTTTTCGTAAATTGGGCCTTCTACTAGTTCGCCTTCTTTCCAGTGGGCAAAAACATAGGTATCAAGTTCATCTAACACACGCTCAAAGTCACAGAGGGTGCTAAGACTTGAATCTGTCATAAAGATTTCTTTAGTGTTTTCTATTACGTCGTGTATGGCTTTACTCATATGATCCTGCTCTTTTGTATTATTTATGCAGATTATAGGATTGAGTTATGAAAGGATAGTTGTGAAGACAGCTTAATATTTAGTCACTAGAAATAAAATTTAACTAGTCACTAAAAAACAAAAAACCTTCTCTTAAATACCTTTGTAGATGCCTTTAATCTACCGACACTTCAACAGGGAGCATTATGCCAAAACGTAGAACTAGCAGTAGACACCTAGCAGCAGTAGAAACAAACAATACACTTAGTTTTAACCAATACGTTCAACAGAGAAAGACAGTACATTTAATACCCAAAAGCCTCAATCAAGAAACATATATAGAATTACTCACAGACGAAACCAAACACATAGTATTTGCTACAGGCCCTGCGGGCACAGGTAAAACCATGCTGGCCATGCTGGCTGGTATTAAAGCCTACAAAGAAGGATCAGTAAGCAAACTAATTCTAACACGTCCAGCGGTAGGAGTGGACGATGAAAAGCACGGCTTCCTACCAGGTAATATTAATGCTAAGATGGAACCATGGACTAAACCCTTGTTTGATGTTATACAAGAGTACTATAGTCCTAGAGAAGTAGCCCGTATGCTAGAAGAACAGATAATTGAGATTTCTCCACTAGCATTCATGAGAGGTCGCACATTTAAGGGAAGTTGGGTCGTTGCAGATGAAATGCAAAACGCCACCCCTGGACAGATAAAGATGCTCCTAACGCGACTCGGTGAAGGTTCTAAAATAGTAGTAACAGGTGATACACGTCAGGCAGACCGTAGTGATAGTGACAACGGATTACTAGATTTCAAACATCTTGTTGAACGATACCAACAAAGTAAGTACGTGGCCGGTGTTGAATTCCAATCTAGAGACATAGCTCGTCACCCAGCTGTAAAGGAGATTCTATCGATCTATGGCGAAATCTAAACGATCAAAATCGTAATCAAATAATTCAGGACTGAACCGGGCTGAAATTATCAGCCTAGGTTCATTGTGGTTAGTTATTGGGCGATGAGGTAAACCATTATTAACAAATGCTGGTTGTGATACTGGCAATCGTGCCGCTTCTCCCCTAGTTATTTCTTCAGGCCATCCTAATGATCCAGGATATCTAGCACTGGTACTATACCCAGGGATTCCAGCTTCAATATCAGCATCGTACCATACAGTATAGCTATCATGGTAGTTTTGTATAGGAATGTTCAAGGCCATACATCTTTCCCACCATTTAATTTCGTCAACATGTATACAGGCTTCTGCACCTGCTTTATTTGTTCCAGCCCAGATAATACTATACCAACGATCTAATAGATTTAAACGTGTAAGTAAACTAATAAATGTAGGGCAGTTTTGTTTGATTAGTTCCACATCTATGTGTACAAAATTTGCTTTGTGTTCATCAAATATATGTGAATAATGTTGATCAAACAACTTTATAAATTCTTGTTGAATAGCATCTAGTTCTGGGATGTTAATTGGTTTAAAAAACCATGAGGGTCTGTTAGGAGTCATATAAATTATTTATAGGAGCGGTATTATCGTTAAATAAAAATATGAATGTATTAATTTATGGCCGCCCTTTGTGTACAGATCATCAAGGGTTTAGTGAAATATATTACCTTTTTAAAACTCACTACAAACATTACGGTCAATACCCTGACGACATAAATTGGATGAAAATCTGTCCTCTTTATCACGAATCGCCACAAGATATTATTAATTTATGTGATACTCCGCCTGATATTATCTTCTTAAGCCTATATGTGTGGAACAAGGCATTTATGTTAGATCTCATTAATCTATGCCATAGTGTTTGGCCTAACGTTCCTGTATTCTGTGGTGGACCTGATATTGATTTAAATGACCATTCAGAAATGTTATCTCTTTCAAACGTCTTGGGAATAATTGAAGGTGAAGGTGAAGTCCCAATCACAGAGTTAATTGACAGATATCATGACCATTTGCCAATTGATAACATAGATGGACTATGGCTAAGAAAAAATGATTCTTTTATTAAACCAACAAATTTAGCCAGTAGAATTGCATATTCAAACGGAAAAGGTTCTAAGAATATGTTGGGATTCACTTATGTTTCTTACAGTTGTTTATTGGAAAACATCAATGAAATATTAACTGATGTAGACAAAGAAAAACAATCGCCAACATTTACACATACCATGTTTTATTGGCAAACTGCACGTGGATGTCCATATGGTTGTGTTTTCTGTGACTGGGGTGGTGGTATACAACAAAAAGTCAGACGTAGAAATCATCAGCATCTAGAACAAGAAATTGAACTCATAGTCAAGTATTGGCCAGGATTATTTTTAAGTGATGCAAATTTTGGTATTTTTGAAGAAGACTATCAAATTACCTGTACATTGGATCAACTATTAAACAAGTACAACAAGAAATCTTACTTAATTTACGGTAGTTTTGCAAAAAATAACCCTGACAGAGTCAAAAAAATCTTAGATATTTTTAACAAATATCAGGCCAGTGAGTTTGATCACGACATAGCAGACAATAATCAAAAATATATTCCTATGCAGAATGCTGACGAAGGAGTTTTACAAGCAATCAAACGAGTACAATTAAGTCCAGAAAAACTTGCTGGCTATTATGATTATGAAAACGAACCTTGGCCAATAAAGTTCCAAATTATTCTAGGTCTTCCAGGTAGCAATTCTTCTATAGAATTAACCAGTCATTGTAGATACTACGATGTTGAAGGACATACACAATGTCATATGTTAGAAGTCAGCCCACAGGCGCCAATGAGTGAACCTGCATTTGTCAACGACAATTCAATTGAATGGTTTTATAGTAAAAGAAGTTTTTTAGAGTTTGGTGGTGAAGCTGGTATTACTCCAAAATATACAAGTCAAATTAGATATATTAAAAGTTGTAGTTCTTTTACTGTTGATGATTTAATAAATCAAATAGTTATGCATAATTTCTTAAAATTCTTAGAAGAATTTTATGTGCTTAAAATGGCTAGGCAATTAGCAAAACTTAACGGATATACTGCTTATGAATTTTATCAACCCATAGTTAATCGATTCTTAACAGATAGATCTTGGTTAAATGTTGATATATCTAGAAAATCAGTTACTGATTGGATTATGCATGGTGCTATGTATAATTCAGTGGGCAAGTCACACATTACTGCCGATGAGGTTTTGATAGAACGAGTAATTAGTAAATTTAATCAAGGCAGTTTAGTTTCAGATCTATTATCAATGGTAGGTCATATGCATGAACATATGGAACAGGCTATTACGATTGGATGTTTAGCACTACCGGGGTCAACTGAATCAGTCGATTATCGATCAAACTTATCATTTACAGACAATAGAATAACTATAAACGCAAAACAAAAAGAATTAACTATAACTCGCCCGTTGTATATAAAATTTCAAGGAATGGATAGTTTAAAAAATCGAAGTTCGGCTAAACGATCTGCTTTCTATAAGAATATTCTAGTTAAAAACAAAGTCATAGAAATAGTTATAGATAATGCTTGTCAGTAGGTATGCTAGGAGTTTTAATAGTAACTACTTCAGTTTCTTCAAGGTATTCGATTTGACTAATATCACCGGGCTCTAACACGCAAATTTCTCCGGCAGTGAACATTTGCCCATTGCAAATTTGTCGACCACTAATAACCAGAGTTATTTCGTAAGCCAGTTTATGAATATGGCTAGCAGTTTGCCCACGTGGATTCTTTTGGTAACATATTTCGAAATCAGTGGTCCGATGCACAGCACCATCGAAGTTGCCTATAAACCAACCACGGGCTCCGCAATTATTTAAGGTTGTTCGTTTCATTGATAGTAGTTATGCACTCGTCGATATAATTGCCATAAGCCTCGTAGAAGTATTCAAACATCTCATTAAATTTCTTGCCACTTTCGAAGCTATTTTTAATGATTTTCTCTTCGGTTAGGTCTAAAATCACGTTCATTTGTTCATCTTTTTTACGTATACCTTGCGTGATATACATACGCTCATCCCACTCAATATTCTCAGGATTTGTCATATAACCAGGTTGAGCTGTTTTAGTGGAGTCTTTAGGTCTAGCTACATATTGAGCTACTAGATAAATGTTTAAATTTGCCATGGTAAAATTCCTATAATCTAATTTTTGGTATTTGAGATTGCCACTGTTGCCAAATACTAACTATTTCATAACTTAATACTTTTGTGTTATATTCACTAACCCAATATCTGGTTTCAGAGTCGACATGTAATTTAGGGAATACCATTTCTAAATATCGTAAATGTTCACTGGGGGTAGGATGTGGATCTCGGGGATATTTTTTAAGTTTTTTTAGAACTAATCCAGTCCGATAATCGATTAATTTTAATAATTCTTTTTTGTTTTGATCATAAATTGATTTTTTAATTTTGTCAAACTTTTTAATTTCTTTTTTAACGAAATCTGGGTAATGATCATAATTATTAAAATAGTATTCTTCAAACGAAGGAAAATTAGTTCCTACAAATTTATAATATTCTCCAGGAAGATCTACAGTATCCTTGACTAATCTAGTTAATTCAAGGTCTGTTGGTAAGTAATCTAGAGTTAATCCTTGCCCACTAAACCAGTCAAACTTTGCTACCAACTCATAATAGCTTGGTTTTATTTTATCTACGGTCTCGGAGTATAATGCAATAACATCAGTAACTTCGTCATTAAATTCAGTTAATTCGAAATTACTAGTGGATAGATCAAAATTCGGACTTAATGTCAATGGAAGCATTGATAAGAACTCATAACACACGCCCAATGATTCAAGAAGATTACTAATAGCAGTAATTGATGCTAGATCTCTTATAAGTAATCCACGATAATCAGCAGTATCTCCCATATGATCAGGGTCGAAAATCCAATTACCTTTTGAATAACTGTCATTCCTAGTAACAGATGTCCACATAATGATGATGGTATCGTCGGCAGTAAATTTATTTCTTAAATTAGCTTCTATTACTGAATTAAAAATATATTGGTTTCCACCTCCAGCATGCCCCCAATTTTCGTAATATGAAAATTTGCGCCCTAAGATATCTGCCCATGTGGGCCAATCATAATTTGTAAAACTGCACCCAAAGGTAAACAGTCTTCCAGAGTAATTAAGCAATTTGTGTTAACTCCACAAGTGTTGCACTTAAATTGATTTCTTGATCAGCAACCAAAGGTACATTTACTAGACCTTTGCGAATAATAACAATAGCTTCATCTTGTTGCTCTGGGGTTTTACCCCAAATGTCAAGATTGTCATACATCCAACGATACATACCGTCCATGTCTTCTGCGGCTGCTTGACTACAGATCAGTGTACGAGCTTCTTTGATTTTACCTGCTTTGAATAAATCTACAGCATCTAATCGCCAATCACCTACTGCACCATCACCATCGCTAGGTTTACGTAGTACTCCAACTTGGCTATTTTGTTGCACTAGATTCAAACATTTACGTAGGTCTGGATAGGTAGCTTTGACATAGCTGTCTAGGTTATCTAAATCAAATTCAACGCCTTCTGTGACCAATACTGTAGCAACTCTGGCTGTGAACTCTGTATGATCTGCCTTGGCAATCTGTAAGGTTTGACAACGACTGTGTATTGGAGGAAGAATCTTGTTAGGATAGTTACAGGTTAAGATAAAGCGTACACTTTGACTGTATTCTTCCATTAGATTACGCAGTGCTGGTTGTACTGACACAGGATTCATATAGTCAGCTTCGTCAATTAATACTACCTTAAAAGCACCATATGGCATAGTCTGACAAAAATTAATAAGTTTGTCAATCCATTCTACTTTACGTGCTTCTTTACTTCCGTTAGCAGTAAGTACGTCATAGTCATCTACACCAAGTTCATTAATCAGCATACGTGCCAGTGTGGTCTTGCCTGTTCCTGGACCACCGTGAAACATCAAGTGCGGAATGGTCCCAGCTTTGATCCAGCTAGCAACTTGGTCACGTTGATGATTATCCACAAACACATAGCCATCTAGTGTTTTTGGTCTATACTTTTCTACCCATAAATCTTTCATTTGTTATCCTTGCAATCACATGGTTTACGGCCTTGACAGCAACTGCCTGAGCAACTGCGGTCCTTGCCAATGTTTAATAGTACTAGTATAACAAATGCTAACAAAACAATCAAGGTCAATATCATCATTTTCTTTTGAGTATCTCCATTAAACGATCTCGCTCCCACTCTGCTTCTTGCTGTGGGAAGTCTGGACAGCGTTTATATTCATCTTCTATAAAACATTTTAACACATAAAGATCATGTTTGTAAGTGCATTGAGTAAATCCGTCAGAATGAGGATCGCTGGCCATACGAGCCAGCTTCCTGATTGCGCTTACTACTTCGTGGGGGATAAAGGGTGTGTCTTCCAATTACAAGCCGCGACCAATTGTTTCGTCTTGCATAGGTTCATCGCTGACCATTAGAATGTCTGCATCGTCAATACGGCGGATGGTTTTCTCACCTTCTGTATCTTCAATTAATATACCTCTGGTCCAACGACCGTGTTTGACTAGAACATATTGGCCAACCTTGACATCTTTTTGGTTAGGGCCAATAGCATAGACCTTACCCCAGCGTGGGTGAACACCTTCTAGTTTACCGTCACTGTGTGGAATAATGATTCCACCGTGCGATATTTTTTCTTTGAAATTCATGTCAGTTACAACAACATAATTTTTTATTGCAGTAAACTTGGTAATTTTCTTTGCGTCATATACACTCATGTTATAGCCTTTGTGGTCCGTTAGATTTTTTATCACCCAATCCAATAACACTTGGATCTAATAGTTCTTGAGTAACATCTGCTTGATTAGCCACGCTGTCAGCAAAACTGCCACGAGGTTTAACATACGCAGGAGGATCATTTGACTCTACAACTGGGGTGTCGTGATCTACTGTGGGTTGTAGTACTGCTGGTTGTGGTGTAGTTGGATCAGCATCAGCAGATTCACTTATTGGAGTTTCATCTGCCAAAGGGCTGTTGTGTAATTTATTTGCGTCAGCCATGATCTGTGCGCGAGTTTTGATAATTTTGCCACCTGGTCCTAATTGATCACCGCGGGCATTAACATTCATATTGCCTACAGCAATGGTAGTTTCGTTTGACAAACGAATTCTATCCATGTCAATTGGCACACCTCTGGCTGTTCTGTGATTTGTTGCCATCTTTTGTTTCTCCTAATATATGCGTATTTATTTGAGGAATTCTTCTATGTCTAAATTATAATAGATACTGTTGATTTTATGTACACCTAATAAGAACAATACGTAACTTGCTACACTTGACCCACGTCCTACTCCCCAGACTACATTATTCTTACGTAAGGTGTCTACTAGATATTTCATATAACGTAACAAATTAAAAGCATCACGTTCTTGGAATAACAGTAATTCTTCGCCCACTCGCTGTAGTTCATAGTCTTGTGTACATAGGCCTAGAACATAAGCAGCAATGTCTAGTTCTTTGTATTCATCTGGCATGCGCCAGTGGCTTTGCCAACGATTGTCAAAGAAACTAACTGTTTCGCCAAGCTCAACATATCCACGTAGCCAAGGAACTTCTGCGTGTAATTCATCACGACTTTTATTGTACTCTTGCGGATCTTCGACCTGAAAGAGACTCAAATCCAAGTTGGGATTACTATACAGTAAGTTACACAATTCGTTACTATCCGTATACCTTCTGCCGTATTGATCGTACTTCATTAGTAGGTAATATCCTTAGGACCATCTGGTCCTAGTCTGCCTGATTTTTGAGCGTCCTGCATCATTTTTTTATTACGTGCTTCTACTTCTAGGGCATAGTCTTGAATTAATAAATTTAATTGATTTACCATGTCTGCGCTACCAATACGGTAAGCATAGCCTAGACGATTCTGCAGCTCAGCTCGTTTACTGTGTAACTCTTCATCTGATAATTTTGATAAATCTGGACTTAATGGATGCATAAAAGAAAACTCCTTATACTACATTATATATTAATGCAGCATAAGGAGTCAATGATTTTGGTAGATATTAACTTAATCTATACCAAGTTGATTCACTTGAATGGTAGAAGAACGAAATAGTAGTGCTATTAGCTAAGGTAATAGTACCACTTGGTTTAACTACTGTGCCAGGATTTGGATTTACAGTCAATGCCGTAATACCATATGTTGAGCTGACAGTAACCAATGTAGCATCAACGTTAGCACTTGGTAGTGTAATAGTACCAGTTGCTAGTACGTTGTTTGTACTTGGATCAATAATCAAACGTTCAACGTTGTTGTTAATAGTAACACTAAATCCGCTAGTTGGTGAGCTATATTGATATCCACCAATAATTCTAGCACCACCTGTGTATAAGTTACCACCAATACTTGCACCACCGTAGTTGATCAATGTACCTGTATTTGGGCCCGTTGTTGGTGTTGTGTCTAATAGCCATAATGCTGTGTTATTGGTTAATACAACATCTGCTGTGCCATCTGGATCAAGTGTGATATTAGCACCACTGCCTGCCCAGGTAATAATACTACCATTGACACTTAGATTACCAGTAATATTAGCAGTAGTAAAGTTGCCTACGTTACCTGCAATTTCTACGTTATAGTTACGTAGTACATCGTTAATTAACACTGTGCTGCCAGCGTTGTATGTGCTAAATTCAAATACGTATGTGCTAGCTGGCAACGAAACTGATGTGCCACTTGTATAACCTTGTAATGTGCTAACGTTGGTAATTGAGCTTGGTAAGGTCAATACTGTAGTGTTAGCTGTAGTAACTTGTAATCTTAGTCGTGTGTATAAATTAGTTGTTGGCCAAGTAGCCGCAAATGCCATTGTAGCTGTACCACTGACTGCTACTGTTTGGAAATGTCCTTGAGTCCAATCAACTGTAAAACTTGCACCTGTTGAAATAGTACCAAAATCATATTTGGTTTCAACAGCTTGTAATAGTTGTGGTTGTGTAATATAGGTATAGTTCATTGTGTTAGTAGGTGTACCGCTTTGACCTACTGAACCTAATGGTCCTTTTAACACAGCATAAGTCTGTAAATCTGTTAATTCTGCAGCCGCAAAAGTAAAGTTATTGACAGTATTAGTAAAATTATCGCGGAAACCTTGGCTGTTGTTGTCCTGCCCAGCTATTGGGTATGTTCCGTCAATATTTTGTGGATTAATATTACTCATTTAAAATCTCTCGTTATGTGTTTATTTATCAGACTACAAGTGTATTTATAGCATTTTGTACCTAGTTAAAAACATTCTGATGCGGGAATATTACGTAACTATCACCAGATTCTGGTATGCTGTATTTGTCTCTGTAGTCATAGAATTTAGTACCATTTCCGTCAAATTCTGTATTGACTGTTTTAATCTGTTGCGGAATAACACTGTAATTTGGTAAAGTTGCACCAGTTTTAATCACAGGGTCATAATAAATGTGTGTACCACCATGTGTGTACCCTTGGCGTACATACAGTGCATTGTTATAGATCATATCTTGATAGATCTGTATACTGCCTGTTGGTACAGTGTAGTATTGGCTAACACGATAAGTACCACGTTTTCCTAGGGAACCACCAGGTTCAGCAGATGTCAATTGACTAGTGATATATGTATTAGTTGTGATCACGCTAGTGCCACCTGCAATAGCATTACCGTATATTTCCATACCTACATAGAATGTTGCTGTAACTGTACCACCAACAGTCAACACATTGCCTGTGATACTGCTACTAGTTGAGCTAGGGAATAGTGTAGGTGTTAGAGTCACATAGTCATTGCTGTCAATGTTCACAGTCCAAATGCCAATGCGTTGGTTTAAGGTAGGATAGTGTGTAACTCCAGAGGTAACTCTATTGTCAATCCATTCTTTGTATCCTGGTACATAAGTTGAAGCATCCCAACCTTCTGAACCTTGATAGTCCCACTCACTGGCTGGCGTTGGGCCATCCCACGGTGCTAGGCTATCACTCCAGCCTTGATTGTATGAGTTAGTACCAGTTGTGCCAAATTCTTGACGGTAGAACACTAAGGTTTGTCCGCTAGAGTATGAAGTAATACCGTCAAGGCCACCACTACTGTTGATTTCTAACACACTGCGTTCATTGATAATTTCAAACGATGTGTTAACTGCATAGTCAACTGTGCCAACGTCAGTGAATATAGTATTCAGTGCTGGGTAGCGATCAAATGTAGTTTCACGGCTAGGTATAAATGCATTGGCTGTAATATCGTAGTTAGCAGTGTAATTGTTGTCAAGTAAGTAGCGATCAACAACAAAGTTGAGATCATTTAGGTCATATCCCTGTTGTTGGAAACGCCAAGCTACAGTGTCGCCCATGCCTGGTTCTACATAAGCCAAGACCACTGCGCGAACAAATCCTAGTTGTTTGCCGTTTGGTTGCACACTGGTCATCCAGTCTGGCAAAGCACCCTTGTTAGCATAGCCAATGTTATTGACCACAGCATCATCTAGGTTAGTAAATGAATTGGGTGTAGCAATGATAAATGCGTTACCGGCTGTGTCATAGTAAGGATTAGCAATAACACCTGTTAGGTTGATACTGTCGCGATTTTGTCCTACAGGAGGAGTATTTTCGTCTTGGATTTCAACATAAACAACATCATACTTGATATGCTGTTGACCAATGGTAGTGCCGTTTGGAATTTGATTAGATACAGTGTAGCCTAAACTATAATCAGTAGGCACAAAAACCAAAGTAGTTTGATTCCAAGTACCAACTACTGCGCCTGTGTTATTGTCTGTTACGTCATAGACGTTGTCAGTTCTAGCCACGGCGCTTTTTACATTACCAAACAGCAGGCGTTTACCAAAGTGATTGGTTTTAACTGCGTTAGCATATTCTGCAGCAGTGCTAGGGTTAAGCCCAGCTAGGAATAGAGTTTTAATGTCTTTACTACGACCAAACCAAGGGTCAGTGTGTCTGTAGATTGCATCAGGCGGAAACACGCTAGAATCTAACATGATAGTTTGGAATTCTCTGCGTTGGTATGGAGTTAAGTATGCTTTGAGATACAGATTCTCATATGGTTTAGTATTTCTTTCTCTGACTACAATACTAAATGTCTGCGTAGCACGTGCAGTTTGATCAAAGGCAATAGCATCAACACTAAAGTTAAATGTGTGGTCAAATGTAGTGGGATTCGCTACAGCAACATTATTAACATCAAATGTAGTGTATCCATTGTCTAAACTAAACAGCTCAAAACTCACACGACCTGAAATTAATCCGTCTGGTTGTAGTTCTAGTCCCTGTGGTAAGCTGAGATATGCTCCTGGTGTATAGGTATAGTAAACTGACTTACCTTCACTGCTGAGTGCTGTGATGCTAAGATCACTGACTGCACCATTTTCAATAGTGCCCAAATAACTAGGGGTTAGCCATTCAATGTTGTTGTACAAATCGCCTAAGATAGTCAGTGTATATAGTTGTTTGGTAATGTATCCTGGATAATCTCGTTTGTAAACTTCAATTGAGAAATTATAAGTTGTTTCATTGGCTATCTGCACAGGTAAAGATCCAGTGATCCACCCTGAATTAACATCGCAAGATAAGGTTGATGGTAGTTGTAAACTACCTTGATCAAAATATCCTGCGTCAAAGCCTGCACCTTGTGTATTTGGACTACCATCAACAGTTACCCCTACGCTAGTGATACTAGTTGGGATACTACGGGTATTGGCACCTTTAATATAAGCATAACTGCCACTGATTAATCTAAACGCATTTGCTGAGTTGTACTGTGCCGCTACTGATGTTACACAGCTCACGCTGGTTGGATATATGCTGACATTACTACCATTGATCTGTATGTTACCTGCACCAACGTTAAACGTGCCTGACGTATATTGTACAGCTAGAACAAATGGGTTTACAACATTTGAACTCCATCCGTCAGTGTCAATTGTGCCATGCGGATCAATTACAGTAGCATTGGCACCAGTGCTAGGTTGTGTGATATAGTCACCAATATTAGCATTGAATGTTACGCTAGTTGGTGAAATAGTCACTGTTAATGGCCAAACTGTAAGATTGCTGCCGTTTAATTGTAGATAGCTATTGGTTGTAGTTACAAACCCGCCAGTTAAAAACTGCACAGGTACAACAAGGGTATTGGTTACGTTACCAGTTACTACAGCATTAGCAGTATTACCACTGATAGTTTGTGTGATATAACTGCCTTTGGTCGCTGTTAGTACCCCGCCTGCTAGAGCAATAGTTCCTGTTAAGCTGGCTCCGCCCAAGGTCATAAAACCTGTAGTTGTACTAACATTACTGATAGTGGCATTAGCGCCACTGCTGGCCTGTGTGATGTAGTCACCAACATTACCGCGAACAATAGTATTACCAGTCAATTGGACTGTGGTATAATTATTAACAGTGGCATTGTACCAAACTAGACTAGTTTGCTCTGAGTCTGGGTCTGTGTAGTTTTGTAAGACCTGTATTTGTGTGCCGTTGGTCAATGGTGCAATAGTAGGAGTAACCAATGAGCTAGTACCCACAGTGATACTGTTATTAGTAACCACTGCATCGATATATGATGGTTCACTGACTATATTCTGTTCATCAAACGACCCAGCGTCTAGTGTTGGGATAACATACTGCAAAACATCACTGTCAAGGTCAATGGCCTGTATCTGTTGGCTAAACCAACCACCCTGACGTTCTGGAACAAAGTCAGCTTGTGTAGTTGTGATAATTGGAAAATGTCTAGCACCAGTATCCACGGTTAGTGGTTTACCATTGACTGTTGTAGCATCAACTGTCAGCAATGTGCTGTCATCTGTCAGATAAGCACGTGGCTCTACTAACATCTTATAAGTGCTTAGATCATAGTTAGCACCATCAAATACTTCTATACTAAAGTCAAAGTTTTTACTAATTGACCCTAGAGGAAATTGCCAGCCTAGATCATCCCAGGGTGTGTCGTCCCAACCTGGCTCACCTGCGTAGCCATTTGCTGGAATTGGTTGCAGATATCCTGACAATAGGCCTGATGTTGTTAAAGTTAACCCTGGAGGTAGTGTACCAGTTTTAACAGTCCAAGTTTCTATTGCACCTACAATATATTCTGGTGCTTCTAATTGTATGTTGACGTAACTACCATCAAAGTATGTGCCAAGATCAACATTACGTGGAACAATAATAGGAGGAGCAACGTTGGTGATTGTTAAAGTAAAACTTCGATCAGCTAGGCCACCATCACTGAGATTCTGTACACGCACAGTAAATGAGTATTCTTGATTTTGATCAGGGCCTGCTGTGCTTACTGGAATACCCTGTACGTATCCTTTAGAATTGGCCGTATCAGATACTACCTGCATACCTGGCGGAAGAGTACCTGACACTTGGAAAAATTTTAGTTGCCCACCTGCGGCATCAAATGCGTCAAGAGGCAGTTGATAGAACTCTTCTTCAGGTACTATGCCTAAATTACCTGCAGGTGTTATCCAGACTGGATATGCCATGTGTTATCCTACTTTATACCATTTACTTTCTACCGCATGATAGAAGTATTCTGCTTTGGTTCCTGCTGCTAATGTGATATTACCACTGTTAAGTAATGTTGTTCCTGGGTTAGCTACAACATTTAGGAATTGGATTGTCTGTGTTGTGCTGACTGTGACCAAAGTAGCATCAACGTTAGCACTTGGTAAAATTACCGTAACATAATCGCTGATAACCTGTGTTGGATCTAAAACCAAACGTTCTACACTGTTACCAATAGTAATACCAACGTTAGCTAATACGTTGCTGTATTGGTATCCTGCAACAATTCTAGCACCTGCGGTGATCAATGGCCCATTAACAGTTAATAAATTATGGGTTGCACCAGCACTTAGGATGTTACCTGATGTATTAACAGTAGTAACCAGTCCAGTGGTTAGGTATGCGGCTACGTTGACGTTACTGTATGCGCTAGGACTAGCTAGTAAGTTAGTTAATTGGCTACCATCGCCTATAAAGTATCTAGCTTGCACAGTACCTGAAGGAGCATAAATGTTGGCCGCATTAAACCCGATGGTTGAAATGTCTGAAAAGTTAGTGTTTACCTTGATAAAGGCATCACGTAGATCATCACCTGTGCCATCGTTTGGCGCGGCACCTACGTTTACTGTATTAAATGATACTGTGGTAATAGTCATAATTGTAACCTAGAAGAATCCTATATTGTAGTATTTATCTAGGGTTAAGAAACTAGAATGACGTGATAACTGAAGTTTTGACCCAGGTGTTAGGAGCAATGCAAAGGTATAAATTACCGCCAGTTACGGCTACTTGTCCTGAAGATCCTGAACTGTTGCTGTGTGTTGGTCCTGGGCTAACTAGTGTTACTGGTGTTACTCCTGGACTGTTGATATTGGCCTGTATGACAGCAAAATTATTGTTGATGGTGCTGAATGCGGTACGTAATGGATCACCATTGCCTGCACCAGGACCTGTACCTAAGTTTACGTTTGCTAATGTTATTGACATACTAGACCTCTTAATTATCTAGTATTTATCTTACCAACGGCGGATTTTCTCTATGTTTTTATCGTTGTAAGCACCGTAGAGTGGTGCACGACCCCATCCTGGGTTTAAAGGATCAGTGCCAGAAGTTATATCCTGTTCTGTGTAGATACGCATCATGTTGTTGGTTAATGCGTTGATTTTATAGCCTAGGGTTTTGGTAATCCACGCACAGCTATGCCATTGCCAATCTTCATATCCAGGTTGTGTAGGGTCGTCTATATTAGCTACAGTGTTAGAATGAGCAAAACAATAAGTTGATACTTGATCCATTAAAGAACTAGATCCTAACCAAAAGATATCTTCTACTCTGGTATGTCCATCATAATCCCAAACATGATAATGATCTCCGTGTAACATGGTTTGATTATTAGGAATTTCTTTTAGGTCTTCTGCTAGACTTTTGCTTGAATCAAATACAATGTCGCTACGTAATCGCACTGCGTAGTCGTACACAATCTGATTCTTTTGAGCGTAGTCCATTTTTAGCTTGTTGGCTTCGTAAACACTGCGCCACATGCTGACTTGATATTTGCCTGCTACAGGATCCCAACGACGACCACCCCAAAGTTTTTTGCTAGGCTGTAGGTCATACTCTTCTACCATGATAGTACGTGGCATCCATTCACTGTAGAATTTGACAAATTTGTCTTTGCTGGACAGTTGTGCATCATGCCAATCATTACCTGTACTGGCCGCACCTTCACGGTTAGCAAAGTTGGTACCGCGGGTTTCGCTGTCCCAAAAGTGTGCAAATACATCACAGTCGGGTAGTAGGTCGCCTACATAACGTTTGATATTTTCTGCTGTGACATGTCCTGTGCGGTTCTGCCCGCTAAAACAAAGTGCTATTCTCATTGAAACCCTTTAAATTGAAAAACTACTACCACATCCACAGGTAGTTTGCGCATTTGGATTTTTAATACTAAATTGACTACCGTGTAGACTTTCTGTATAGTCTACTTCAGCGCCTTGCAGATATTGACTGCTCATGCTGTCTATTACTAGTGTAACACCATCAAAGTCAAAACTCCAATCATCGTCATTGGTTTCTTCTTCAAAAGTAAAACCATATTGGAATCCACTGCATCCACCACCGCTAACAAACATACGCAATTTGAGATTAGGATTGTTTTCTTCTGCTATGAGTTCTTTAACTTTAGCAATAGCACCAGGTTTTACAGTTACAAATGAGTCCATATTAGGTCCTTTAAGATATTTATATTATAATAGCATATATTAGAATAAATATCAAGTATGCCTAGCCTTGCTACTTATAATTTCTTTTCTAAGCTATCTGAAATAGATCAATCATTAGTTGAAAATGATTTCATGCGCCCTATAGCAGACATTGATGCTGATACAACCAGTATGTTATATCAACTCTGTCAGACTATTGAGTTATCAGTATTTACTCGTCCTAAAGAAAACAGCATTGGTAATATGGAGTATAAATTAATTTATTCACATAATGGTAGTTTTAGTTTTGACCAAGATCCCTGTACTGTTGAGTGGGATAGTAGTACTGTAATTTTTAAAGAAACAATTGAAAAATTAGGTATTACTCCCCTGGGGCTACGCATTATTAAAATGAATCCTTTGGGATTCTTTGACAATCACACCAGGATTGAAGATAGATATCACATGCCTACAGATTCTATCAATGCAGGATTTAATATATTTTGGATTCCTTTGAATTATGTTGCTGAAAGGTATTTTGCTGTTGAGAACCGCGGATACTTTGAACCTAAAATGGGTCATGCATATTGCCTAAACGAAGGTGTACATGACTATGCTATGCTTAACTTAGGCACAGAACCTATGTATAATTTAGCTGGCGTTTATAAACAACATAAATAATTATGCAGCGCCGATATTCATCGACGTCGGAAAACTAAGACGCCTGGGATAATAATCCTTTTACTAATTTGTTAAATTAGAACGCCTTCCGTGTGTGATTTCTCACTAGCAATAAAATCTAATTAAAATTTATTTGAGGAAAATTTATGAAAATTACTAAAATTCCTGGCCTGGGAAGGTTTGGCCATTTTATTGATGATGTAGATTTAAATACCATTTCTGACGAAGAATGGATGGAAATTGGCAATTTACATCTTCAGGGATTAGTTACTATTATTCGCGGTAATACTCTTGACTATCCACGTTATAATGAACTAATGTTAAAATGGGGCACGCCAAGATTTCCGCGTCCAGTGAATCTATATTTAAAATATGGAAAGCCATTGAAAGAATTAATATTCAACAATGAGCTCAATGCAGAAGAAATGGAATCAGTTCAAAATGCTCGCCGTTGGTTAATTGACAAGCACATGCAACTAGTTCGCGTAACACCTAAGAAAAATCGTCGTGGACAATCTATTGGCATCTTTGGAGATGGTGAGTTGAATTGGCACAGCAATGCCTGTTCAGATGTTAGTTTTGCTCCTGGAGTGTCTTTGATGGGATGGGAAAACTTCGTAGGATCTGCTACAGGGTTTTGTACAACCACTGACTATTATGAATCACTTAGTGAAAGTTTCCGCAGTGAACTAGATGAAATGGTAGTAGTACATAACTATCACGAAAAAGGAGTTCACCCAGAAGTAGTACCAGATCAAGAAGCATTTTATAAAGAAAACCAATGCCCTGAGCCAGATATGAAAGTACCGTTGGTTATTACTAGCCCTGGTGGGGTAAAAGGTATTCACTTAGGCATCACCACGCTTGACTATATTGAGGGCATGTCTAGAGAAGAAAGCACAAAGATATTTGAAACTATTAAAAAAGGTATTTTTGTTCCAGAGTACATGTATGATCATTGGTACAAAGGTGATCGTGACCTTATGATATTTGATAATTCAATTACCTTACATCGTAGACTAATTGAACCTGCAAAGGGACGTTTACCTGACAGAGTAGGTCTACGTTTACAATTTGATTATGATAAACTAGCAGGTGAATACCTACCATTTGCACAAGACGAATACAATCAAGAACGCAAGCATAGAGTTGATCTATTCCCTATTGCCACTGCTGATATTGAAGTGATGTAAGTTTAAGAAGTTAGTCGCTGGTACGAAGGGAATATTCCGTTCCCTTCGTATTTTTTTGGATCAAAATCACAGTTAGGAACCATTTTACCATTTGGATACACAATAGTATCTGCAGGTATGTCTTTCATAATTATTAGTCCTGGGCCAATAATAACATTGTCACCTACTGTGACATTCTTTTCCATGGTATTTAATATACGAACGTTAACACCTACGTAGACATTTTTGCCCATGGTCACACTGCCTGCGACTCCACCATCACCAGAGAATGAACAATTTTCCCCTACAATACTGTTGTGCCCAATACCAACTCCTTGCATAAGGGTACAAAAATCCTCAACGGTGGATCTAGGCTCAACATACGAGTTTAACAGTGCTAGCGTATTTTTACCAACAGTGGCATATTTGCTGATATCTGCTTTGGGGTGTATTAGATTCGCCAACTGACATCCAGCACGCTTAACTAAATCAATGCGTTGCAATCTTAATAAGAATGTGTTTTCGTTGGGATTATCGGTATTGGTATAACCTGGAAAATAGGTACAGACAAAAAATTCAGCTGTGCTAATAAGATCCTGTATGGTTTGATTTTCTTTGTCTAGTAGATCTAGATCAGATCCTATAACATCTATACCTTCAAATTTCTGTCCTACATAAAAACGATCTAAAATTCCAATTACTTCGTAATTAGTTGCTTCAGCTATTTCTAATAAAGGTAAGATGTTGTATCGTGTACCAACTAGTACAAGAGGAGTTCGCATTTAGATCCTTTGATTAATAATGTCCCAATCAATGATTTTCCATTGATTAGTTAAGTAGCCTTTTTTATCTGCTTTATAGTCAAGAGCCCATGCATGCTCCCACCAGTCAACTAACAGTGCGATATCTCGTCTAACTTCGTGATTTTTAATTGTTTTAATCTCGCCACGGTATGAAAGATAGATCCACCCTGAACCCTGTATCTTCATAGCTTCTTTTTCAAAAGCTTCTTTGAATTTATCAAAACTTGTAAAATGTTCATTGATTAACTCTAGACTTTTACCTACGGGTAGATTTGAGCTTTTTGGCGCACGGAATTGTGTGAAGTATAAGTCATGTAAGAAAGCGCCTGCTTCGTTGAAGTCTGCATCACCTTCGCCCTTGTTGTAGCGATCAACATAGCCTTTGTATAGGCTACCATAGTGATAGTCTAATGTGGCCTTGCTTAGACTTTTACCTAGAGCACCACGATCATAAGGCAGTGGAGTTTGGGTAAGTGTTTTAGGCTCCTTGCCTTCGTTTAATGTCCATTTAATAAAGTTATACATAATTTTCCATAAATATCTATGTCCAGTCGTCAACAAGGCTACCAAGGACCCCTAGTTGTGAACTTTCCTTGTTTTTGCACAGCACAGCCAATGTGGCTTAAAGGTAAATTGGTGCTGGACGCTTATCGTCTGTAAGTAATACGGGCTTTGGTTAAATCATATGGCGTCATTTCAACGTCAACTACGTCACCCATGATAATCTTAATTGTGTGCATACGGAGTTTACCTCCAATATATGCGGTAACAATGTGATTGTTTTCTAATTTCACACGGAACATACTGTTACCTAAGACTTCTTCTACGGTTCCTGATAGTTTTATAACGTCTTCTTTTGCCAATTGATCCTTTCCTTTAATATACTATTTATTGCTCTTCTTCGGGCCTGCTGATAATAGCCCAAGTCATAAACTCTTTAAACGCTTTGTATACTGCTTCTGCTTCCTCTGGGCCTTGTTCTACCTTTACTCCACGAACATAAAAACCATCAGGAGTAATTTTAAGCATTTCGTCATCTGTGCCAGCATTAAAGATAACAGTGTTATTTTTAGGTGTATTTTCCCAAAGTTCATACTCGACGTTAAGGTCTTTTTTAACTGCGTATTGGTAGTCTTTCCAATCATTCCAATACCATTGACTTTCATCACCCATTGACTTCTCCCCACGGGCCATCACACCCTGACCAATCTTGTACGTCAGTGCTCCAAATCATTAGATGATTATACACAGGATATAACCAACCCCAATCAAAGTAGTGCATAGGTTTACTAGTAAAGTCACCTAGCCAATATAATGTCCAACTTAGAATATATCCAATTATTTTTTTCATTTTGCTAATTTTTTATACCATTCTTTTTTAGTACATACATAATCCCATAAATCGTATCGACGATTCGACCGTTTAGGACTTCTAGGATTGCCTTCCATATCAAAATAGATTTTTAATGAATCATTGGCTGAAGTGTAAGGAGCATACACTTTGTAAGGAATTAAGAAATAATAATTTTTATTTTGTTTAGGTTCAAAACACAAAACCCGCAATGTTCCTATTTTATTTTGAATTCCGGCAATAGTAGCATAAGCTGTAGAATAATAGCGAACCTGAACATATTTACTATCGCTGTTGTCTTCTTTAAAATCACTACCTTTAAAGTTTTTTGAATGCTGTGTTAATTTGCCTTGTTTTACAATAGCACGTTCAGTTAATTCTCCTACGTTTAAAAGATTCTCCTTATGAAAAAGAAAAAATGCTTCATTTAACGTCATAGTCTTACTAAGTTGATTACGAGTAAATGCCATATTAATTAATTCTTGGTTCATATTATCCTCTTCTCATTTTACTAACATCGACAGCATCTTCTTGACGGAATACAGGAATACCGTTTGACTTATGTAGTTGTCCAATACCAATCATAGCATCACCTGTGTAGACTTTGTCTGCTGGGCGAGCGGCTACAGCGACACCTGTGTCACGACTTGGTATATGATCAGTAAGGCGGCTAGGGTCAACACGGCTACGCCAATCACTCCCACTAGTAACCACACTTTTACTAGTATTTTTTCTGTTGGACTTAGATTTGTCCACCACCACTTTAGCATCATATTTCTCCAATAATTGTTGCCACGATTCTGCGTTACGACGAGCTTTGTTAGCCTGTTCTGCTGTACGGAATTTCTGTTTACCTTTTTTCTTGCCTGTTGTTGAATACATAGGCGGTAACATGTGCATGGTCATTTGCTGTCCTTTTCTAAACTAACTACTTTCATGTCTGGAAATTTAGTTTTTGCCGTAGTCCACAATTCTTCTTCAGTGTATGCTTGACAGATAAATGTATGGGTGGCAATATCATACATATGAAACATACCGCATACTTCTTCTACATAGACTAACTTCATAGTTTTCTTAACAGTGTCTACACCTTTGGCAATGTCAAGTTCTTTGCGAATATTTCTAAATAAATTAATTAGGAAAAAGGTAGTAAACGTAACTGATATAATACAGTAAACCGTTAAAAATGCTTTTAAAATTTCCATATAATCTATGCCTAAATTGTTATTATATGTATAATTATAGCATCTTTTGGTTAAATTGTCAAGTGGTTTATAGGTGTTGAAGTATTACTTGTAAGCGAGTTTGCTCACATTCAAAGTGGAATTTATAGTCTGGTTTGAATATATGTATAGGAGTCATATCCCATTCGTGATGGTCTAAATTGGCCTTGCACCAATTGGCAATGCTGTTGATCTTGTCAAGATTTGTGACGCGAATAGTTAGTTTACTCTTGCTCATTGTTTAATATCTCATATGTTTTATGTTGTTCCCAACGAAGTTTAAGATCTGGATTTTGTGCTATAAATCGTTCGTACCATTCCCACTCTACTAGTTTTTCTGCTACTAGCTTAAAGTTAGTGGGATGAACACTGCCACCTGAACCAGCAGGGCCAACAGTATTGTATGATCCATTACGCGGGTTTGCCATCTTCTTCCCTGGTAAGAATATCCATCACTTGAAATTTCTCATAAGCATCTTTAAGCCCAGGATGTTTTTCCATGCGCTCTTTAAGAGTAGCTTCTTCTCGCTGTTTTTCAATGGCCCAACGAATAGCACTATCAGCGTCCCAACTTAAGCCAACAGTCACGCCCTGACTCATTACTTGCCACATGCTGCCATCATAGACTTCCATGTTTTGATTGGTAGGATTGTATCTTATCTGCCCAACATTTAACATACCATTATTGTAAATGTTTGGAGGATAGTTTCCTGTTACTGTTACATAGGCACTACTTGTTGCTAGGTTCTTGATCATCGTATAATAATGCTTCTAAAGTTTTATAGTGTTCGTAGGCCTGACGTAGGTTGTCATATTTTTCCAACATATCTGGTTTGGGCTGTAGGATACTTAAACGATCAGTGATACCATTTAAGATACCTTTAAGGCTAACACCATTCATAACAATGTCAGCACCTTCTCCATCTAGGTTAAGCTGACCTTTTACATTCATTTTAGTACTGGTGTTATTGGCCCAAGTAGTGGCTCCTGTACCAGTGGCGGTTAGCACACTATTTGGATACCCACTACCACCATTGGTTATACTGATAGTATGTGTGCCTGACCCAGCTGACCCAGCAGTAGACATAACACCAGCACCTATAGTAATATTACCGTAATTACCTTGACTAGGTACGTGGACTGACATTATTCTGTATCCTTTAATACTTTGCAACCAAGTTTGGTAAACATATATTCACCAGTACCAGCATCATCTTGGATAATAATCCACTCGTCGTTTTCGTGAGTAACTGTACCAATAATGCCATTTGGGCATTCTACTTTTATGCCAACGTAAGAACTATTATTGGACATTATTCTTCCACAAAGTCAACGGTATTACCAGCATCATCTGCACAGATAATACGTACACGTTCACCAGCTTCGTTTTTAATTTCAATTGGACCCCAGATCCACCATTCGCTATCATCTTGGCTCCAAGAGTCGTCTTCACGGCCTTCTAGATCATAAATGCTGTTTTCATCAATAAACTCTTGTAGTTCTTCCTCAGCTTCCTCGTCAAGCCCTTCAATGGTAATATCATACCAGCAACCGCCATCAAACATTTCAACAAGCTCAACGCTTTCAATATTATTGACTTCGCAGTCCAACATATTGATACTGTCTTTACGACCATCACCACCAGGTACTTCTGTAAATTCAAATTCTGGAGGGTTGTCGTCATCTGTTTCTACAGTCCACTCGCCATAACGGAAACCATTCCTAACAGTGATGCTGCCTTCGCCTTCGTCCTGAACCCAATGTTCAGTTTCTTGACAAGATTTTTTATGATAGGTACTAACGGTCCAAATTGCCATGTTGCTTCTCCTTAGGTGTATGAGTATAGTGTAGTGTCATTGAGACCAGATGTCAAACCAAAGTGGTTATTTAAATGATCTAATGCTTGATTAATTTGATCTGTGCTGACGCCGTGTGCTGTGTAACCTTCCTCTAACATACGCACATAGCTATTACTTGGATAGTTAGGTTCTTCTTCTGGATACATTAGGTAGGTCATTGCCGGAGTCAACATACCATTGTGTTCAACCCATACAATAATTTTACCGTAGTATACGGGATATCCTTCTAAGCGGTCCAAACTCTTTTCGCACTCGGGGGTGATTTCCCAAAGAACTCCGTGGGTTTCTGCGCCCATTTTAGGTGAGATTGTAGCAAATGATTTGAATTCAAATTCATAATGCGGTAGAACAGCAGCTCCTAGACTCTGAGCACTTGGGCAGCGTACTGCCATACTGGCCAAGTTTGTGTTCATACCATAACTAAAATATTTCATATTGATAAATTACTGCCCTTTGCTTGTGAGTAAAAAATATGTTGCCCTACTTTAAGTACTTGTTTAGTACGATCACGCCAAGTAGGACTAACGTAATCTGCGTGATAGAATAATGCGTGCTTCAATTGCTTAACACGAATGCCCTGTGTTAGTGCAGACTCTGCCACTGCACGGCTAGTTGCCCAATTACTGCCTTTTAGTTGTATCCAAGCACGCTTTTTCTCTTTGGTCCAACTAAACTGGTCTTTGGCGTAGACTACATCACATACATGCGAGCCCCAATAGCCGCTTTTAACACGGTTAATAGTTACATTGGCCACAGCATATTTGCCCATTAACGGCTCTACACCTGCTTCGTAGTAGATATTGCGTGCTAGGCATTCAACATCTTTTTTAGTGTATTTGATTGACGTTGTTTGTTGTTCTAACACTGCCTGTTTGATTTCTGCTACATCACTGCCAATTTGGATAACACTATCTTCTATGCTACTAATACGACTATCTTCATATTGAGCATAGATTATATTACCTACAAAAATTGCTGCCCCAAGTCCTACGTATAAACGAGTACTCATTGTTCGCTTTCTTTATTGTTTAATATGCGTATATTATAACATCTTTTGATTTGTTTGTCAATCAGATAAATAACTATAACAGTTTAATAAGGAATACCATATGTCAGTAGTATATACTTTTACAGTAGAAGATCCAAATAACGTTGGACCATTTCCACCATCAGTCACTGCTAGTGATTGGGCTAAAAATATCGCAACCTACTTAGAAGCAAATTCTTTAAACCAAAAAACAGGCACAACTACTAAAACTATTTTGATTTTTAGCAATACAGATGCAGCTAATTCTTTTGTATCAACTTATACTTTAACAGACGCAGGGCTAATAGCAGATATCAATGCATGGAAATCAGCACACAGTATAACATATACCACTAATTGGACTAATGAAACCGTTATTGATTTAGCCACTATTGTTAATTAACATCTATAGCCAACAAAAAAGCCCCAAACGGGGCTTTTTTTATCTTTGGTAAATCTACCTAGATATTAGTTTGCTGAAAACACTTTAGCACGTGAACCTGCAACGTCACGAGCAACGATACGGTAAGTTGCTTTACCTGAGGTGTTTTCATCTGTGTAGATTACTAAACCAGCATCGCGCATTTCACTAATACGTGCTGACAATTTTGCAATACCGTAGTTAGCTTTTGCTTGCGCTACTGATAAGGTACGACCTGTACCACGTAGGTATTTTTCTAAGAACGCTTTTTGGTTAGTTACCTTAGCTAGGTTAACTGAAGCTTTTTTAGGAGCCTTAGCTGGTGCCTTAGCAGGTGCTTTTGCTGGAGCCTTAGCAGGTGCTTTTGCTGGAGCCTTAGCAGGTGCTTTCTTAGCTGGTGCTGTTGCCATTGTTACTTTAGTAGTTTTTGCCATTTGTTACTTCTCCATAGAGTTAAAAGTTTGCTATTTAAAATACAGCATGAACATATATAATAGCGGAAAAATACGCACATGTCAACCTATTTTGGTTAAATTACTGTCCACTGCCATCAAACTGTAGACTAACAATACTATCATAGCGAAAACTGCGCCATGCACCTTTATCAATGCACCACGCACTAATTACACCATCATTCTTTTTCTTAGTTTTAGTTTCTGCACCTTCAGCAGGTGTAGGCCTAGGTGGAACAATATCTTCACGCAGAGTACAAGGCATAGTACGAACCTCACCATTTACTTTGGTAAAAGTTACAGTTACAATACCATCTTGTAGTGATTCAATAAGTTCATTACGAGTTAGAATCATTTGGTACCTTTCTTTTTAACATTAACATTGTGGTTTCTGGCGAAGGCTTGCGAGGAGACCAAAATTTGCCTTCTTCGCCGCAATTAACAATATACTCATTAGTCCGCTCACGTTGACAACGTTCTAAGTTATAGTAATCAAGCGGCCCTATTTTACCTGTGACAAGATTGACTTTAGGTTGACGACCGCGAGTACATCGTGCTTCCGTTTGAGCCATCCACATACCAAACGTACGATAGTAATATTTGCAGTCCTTACAGTATACCACAGGATTAGTATCGCTCTGTTCTTCTACGAAATCACGCCGCATACCAGCAACCATTATTCACCTTTACCTTTCAGTGTTTCAAACACAATTTCTTTAGCACGTTGATCAAATGCCTTACGTTCTAATATATCAATAGTACGCAACATATCCTGCATCATGTCTATGATAACTTCTCTGCCTTCTTCTGTCAAGTGGCAATATTCACGACCAACTGGACTTGAACGCCATAGACGAGAGTTGCGAGTGAACTCTTTAAGAGCACCGTAGACTTTATCTTTGTCAGCTTCTTGAGCTAACTTATAGTTTTTCGCCAACTTCAAACCCCCTAAAACGCAAGAACCTAGGAAAGCGTAAGGAGTAAGAACCGTCTTGATTTTGCGTAACAGCATCAGCACGTACCTCAACTACTTGCCCAACCAACTTGTCACGGTTGGCCCAAAATACTCCGCGATCGTTATCAGTAAACCCGCTACCGCAGTTAACAGTAATATTACGGCCATTGTCTTGGCCACTACATACCAAAGCCCCCAAACGGCCTTGGTTACGGCCTGTACCTTCTTCGACATCTGTTACCTCCAAACTTACTTCAATAAATGGTTTTAATTTTAACCAATTGATAGTGCGTTTACATTCATAAATCCCTAATGGATTCTTAACCATAATACCTTCGTACCCACCATCAATAGCTTCTTGATTGATCTGTAGGAAACGAGCTTGCCCAGCTGGTATATCTAGGTTAACCTGCTCTTGACCTACTACAGTAACATTAGGCATATCATCAGCTACTTGACTATACCAAGCGGCCAAACTTATGCTACGATCAATTTGTCTATGAATGCCTTGTCCTGCTTGGAACTCTTTAAGAGTAATAACATCAAACAAATTCAGCACAGCATCATTGCTTTTAACATCACTCTTACGATGTACCATTTTCATTAGATCTTGGAAACTAGCTGACATGACTTCGCCATCAAGCACCATAGGTTCCTTAAATGAATCAGCGTGCAAAGCAATCTGTTGTTTGATGTGTGGAAAGTTTACCAGCTCTTTACCATTGCGACTGTATTGATCTACTTGTCCATTTGGGTAAACAATGGTAATTACACGAACACCATCTAGTTTAACTTCAATTAATTTAGCACCGGCAAGTTTACCATCATGATTAGCTGAGTCATGCGCTAGTTGACAACTGAATACAGGAATCTCATAAGCAGGTTTCTTAGCTCGTTTGATCACAGTGTTTACAGTTTTTTCACTGACTCCACAGCGTAGGTCTTTGATTAAGATACGACGATACCAAAGATTCCATTGTAGCTTAGTAGAACTTTTGCGTGCTTGTTCTATAGCTGACTGTGCATTGTTGCCTGTTAGTTCACGATTGGCCAGTGCATCAGCTAGTTGAGCGAACTCTGCCCAAGTTAATCCAAATCCATCTGAGTCAGTTTCGTCTACCTTTTTAACACCAAAGGTAATCATAGCATCTAATGCCAAACGACAGCCAGCAAAGAATTCTACATTGTCTGCTAGTGCTTCGTGCTCAATGACTGCTTCTTTAGCCAAGCGACTGTTATCTGATTCTAGTTCTTGGATTATATCCCAAGGATTATTCATTGGACCTCCGTGATGTGACGACAATTATGGCGATATGTAAAGCCTGGACATGTACAATTATACTGGCCTTTTTGACGAATTACAAGATATTCATTGCCTTTTGACCCTTTGACAGTCCACTGCTGATAGTCTGGATCTACTGTTACTGTGGATTTTTTACCAGCTAGATCTCGCATCCATAGAATATTTTTCTTTTGTATGATACTGAATCCGTTTGGGTGTTGGGGGTTCGTTATAGCTAATTCGTCAGGCTTTAACCACTTGACAGTGTTGAGTAATTCGCCAGTTATTTCGTGCTCGCAGTAAGAGTCTGCACGGTGAAAACTAGGCTGATACAAGCGGGTTCTAACAGTAACTTGATTCAAACTTGGACCTTTTTAACTAATTTATAACTGTATTATACAGTCTTTTGGTTAAAAAGTCAAGTGATTTATAAGCGTCCTACTACTACTTCTATGGTTGAAATTGTTGCAGAATCAATGGCTTCTAAGGCCTTGCCAATGATGCAACCTGGTTGGTATAAATTGGTGTTAAGTCGTTGAGCAACACCTGCTGTTTGGCTAGCAACTAGACGATCACCTTTGGCCACAGGACCTAGTACAGAGCAAGGTACTCGCCCCATTAGTGCTACTTCTACGCCAGTTTCTGTGCTGTTCATCAAGTATGCTGGGTTTGTACTTACCACTCCAGCTATGCGTGTGTCGTGACTTAGAGTTGATACTGTGACTTCTGCTGTGCCGCCAAAGATGACCACTGTACCGGGTTCATAGTCAAAGTCACTGGTATAGATCTCAGCCAAGTCAGCGTATTGTGCTGTGGTTGCTTTACCGAATATGGTATTAAATACAGCACCTGCAGCACCAATATTACCTACGCCGCTAGTGCCACCGTTTGATATTGCTACTGTTTGATTTTTGAGACCAACAATGGTTACACCGTTGGTGTCAATCCTTACACTATCTGTAACTGATACTGCGTTAGTAGTATTAGTACCAGTACCAAACGCAATGCCACCGTTAGTTGACGCACCGTTAAACTGTACATAACCCATCCATGTAGCATCAATTTTTTGTTGTAGTCGGTAACCTGCTGTAGTCCAGGTTGACCCTGCTGCAGTACGTGTATTAGTTAATTCTAAAAATTCGTTATTACTGCCATCACTTCCACTCCATACCCCAATAATTGATTGGTTTCCGTATGTACTACCTATAGTGGTATGTGTAACATTCATAGTAGGAGCTGAAATATTACCTGTTACAGTAGTTGCACCGTTAACTGTGAGTGCGTTATGCACAGCACCAGTTGATAAAATATTGCCAGTTGTGTTAATCTGACCAGCATTAAGTTGTGCTGTTGAAATATTAGCTGTGGTATTAATATAGCCAGTACCAGTGATAGCACCGTTAATACCAAGAGCGTTAAATACACCAGCTTGCGCTAGAACGTTACCTGTTGAGTTAACAAAACTAGCACCCACCGTACCTGAGTAAATTGGCAAATATGTTGCGGCATTAACGTTACTATAACCTGCAGGCAATCCAGTTAAGGCTGCACCGTTACCTGTGATAGAACCTGCTGATAAGCCACCTATAATGGTCATACCACTTGAGCCAATGTTGGCAATAATAGCACCTGCTACTGAAACAACTACGTTACTGCCTGATGATAATACTGTTACGTTACTAGTACCGTTAAAGATACTAGAGCCTGAACTAGGGTTAGCCCATGCTACTCCAGTACCGCCTACATTTTGTAGGACCTGTCCGTTAACGCCAGGTGAACCTGCGGCATATATCTGCGCACCTAAGATAAGGTTACCGTTAATATTTGCAAATGTGTTTACAGTTAAGTTACCGTAGACTACTGTACCTGATTGTAGTTTAGCCATAGTTTAGTATTTATCTGCCAATGTATGGTAGGCCAAAACGACCTGCAAAATAATTGTAATTGTTAATCTGTTCACCAGCTGATAGTTGGCGGTTGTATAAGGCCACTGCGGCTATGTTGCCGCGAAAGTCACGTACTGTGCTGTATCCTTCTGTGCCTAAGAAATAACTAAACGGCCCAAAGGTACCATTAGCTAATGTGCTGGTCTGATTAGTACGATATCCACCTAAGACATTCCAACCTGCATTTATAGCCGCTCCGTTGGTAGTACTAGTCACTCCATTGATATAAAAAGTAGTAGCAACATTGGCCCATCCATTTTGATTGTCGGGATTAATTAAGGTCCAAGGTCCTGTGCCGTTAGCACCGCTTAATCTCAAACTTTCATCATAGGTGGTAGTATCGTTGCTTGCAGCAATTAGTCCCACAAGTGCAGAATTTGAATTAAGTGTGAAATCTGGTTGGAAAACAATAGTAAAATCTAAATAGTTTTGTGTAATTGTACTGGATATGTAATTTGTTGATGCTTGACTTGGCCACCACCAGTAGCTACTACTATTATTAGCACCATTGGCTACCCAGGTAACTGCACCGTTTAAAGTTGCTGGATTAGCAGGGTTGACTAGATCAAATATTTTAGTGCCTGATCTAACATAGCTTTCTTGTTTGCTGGCATCTATGTAGGCCAGTAAGCCATTAGTTACCAACCCACCTGTTACTTCATCAAAGTATCCTGATACTGCTATGTTGCCGTTAGGATATTCGCTCATTGCTGTAGCTGAGCCCGCAATACTAGTTTCATCTAAGATGCCACTGGTCATTATCATACCATTAGCAAACACTTTTTTACTTACTCCAGCATTAGAAACTTCGTCAAAAATGCCCACAGTAGAGTTAGCATTAGTTGAATAAACACCAGTAC